CAAAATTCAGAACAAAATTTAAATCAAAATTCAGAACAAAATTCAGAACAAAATTTAAATCAAAATTCAGAACAAAATTTAAATCAAAATTCAGAACAAAATTTAAATCAAAATTCAGAACAAAATTCAGAACAAAATTTAAATCAAAATTCAGAACAAAATTTAAATCAAAATTCAGAACAAAATTTAAATCAAAATTCAGAACAAAATTCAGAACAAAATTTGAATGATATAACTAATTATAATGATTTAGTAGATTATCAAAAAGATTTAAAAACATATTTAGATGATAAATATTGTAAATTATATTCAAAAATTTTAAATATAAATATGAATATAAATAAAATAAAATATATTAAAATGTTTAGTGAAAAAATAAATAATTTACAAAAAGCAATTAATAAATTTTATAATGATAATAAAAAAATAATAATAGGATTGAGTACAACTTTTGCTGTATATGGTTTTATAAAATTAGGTCATAATGTTAAAATAAAAAATGAATATGAATATTTAAAAAATAATATAAATATATTCAAAAATTATATTTGTAATATATCATAAAATTTAATTTTTTTGCGTTAATAAAATATTTAAGAATACAATATATATTATATAATAATATAATATATGTCAAATGAATATATAAATAATAATATAAAATTACTTGATGATTATAAAAATCAAAAAGAAGAAATTATTAAATCATTTAATGAAATATCATATAATATGGCAAACCATCTTGCTAAAGAGTTTAAAGAATCTATTTTTGGAAGAAATATTACACTAATAAAAAATATTTTCAAATTTAGACCAAATGAAATAATTATAATGTTTATGAATAATATTTATGTTCATGACAATTATAGACAACAAATTAAGGCTAAAAATGAAAATTTTTTTATGACACAAACTTATGATGATATTAAAACTTATGAATCACATATATTTGAATTTAAAGATATATGGAGTAAAATGTCAAATAATACAAAAATGATAGTAAAAGATTCTATGTTAATGTTAGTTGAACATTGTGAATTATATATTAATGTATTGGCTGAATTAAATAAACTTAAAAAAATTAAATAAACTTAAAAAAATTAAATAATTAAAAATATATTATAAACTATTTAAATAAATTGTTTATAATAATATATTATAAAATGAGTGAAATAGAAAACAATAAAATAGAAAATAACCAAATTAATGAAGAACAGACAAATAAAATGATTTTTATTTATCAAAATTTATTCGTATCTTGTGTTGTATATATTGTAGATTCGATGAAAAAAATATCACTAGATAATAATGATAAAATATTAATAGAAAAAAAAGCATCTCATGAAGCTATGAGAAAAACGTGCGATGATATTATAAATCAATATAAAAATCAAACTAATGATGTAGACCAAGTTAAAGTTATTAAAAAAGTTTTTAAAGTTTTAACACAACATAAAGAATTATTAAAAAATCATGATAATAGTTTATTTACAGTAAGAAATCCAGAAGGAAAAATTTTAACAATTATTCCAGGTCTTAATATTAATTTAAATATTAGTTTAATGGATGAAACTCAATTAAATGATTTATGGTCAAATATTGAAACAATGTTTGTTACATCAGTAAAAATGGTTTATATGATGACAGATTCATCAAGACATTCTAATGAAATTTTAGAATTAGTAGCTGAATTAGAACAAAATTCTATGAAAAAACTTCAAAATAATTTCTTTATGGGTCTTAATGCTGATGGAGAAAGTTTTATTAATATGGAACAACTTATGTCTGCAGATATATCCATACCTGGAACGAATGCAAATTCTGGAATTTTAGGTAGTTTGGGTATTGATAAATTAATGGATACTAATAATCTTGCAAATGAAATTAAAAAATTTGATGAAAATGATATAACAGAAACAATTAATACTTTAACATCAATGCTTGGAAATGATTCTGATATTAAAGATGTATGTTCAACTATGGTTAAATCTGTATTAGAAGATATTAAAACAAATGGAATTGAAAATATGTTTACAATTGCAGAAAGAGTATCTGGTAAAATAGGAGATAAAATAGATCCTGAAAAAATGGCAAAAACAGCAAATGGAATGAATGATTTAATTAAAAATAATAGTGACCAATTAAATAATCTAAAAGATGAAAATGGAAATCCATTAGGTGGTGATATTTTAAAACAATTTCAAAATACTTTAAATATGGCAAATTTATTTAAAAAAATGGGAAAATAAAATAAAATAAAATAAAATAAAATAAAAATGCGATATTACTTATTTAATATAATATTAATAATATTATATTAATGAATATTTGGGAAATTATTACTTTAAATGATTTAGTCAAAGTATTAAAATCGAGTGAAAAAAAATTTGTTATAGTAGCAATAACTCTTGATTCTACTCCAAAAAACATTATAAAAATATTAAAAAAGTTTTTAGTAAATTATTCAAAAATTTATAAAAATTTAACATTTTTATATTATAAAGCAGATAAAAAAGATTTAGGTAGAATAAATATTTTGAATACTAATGAAGAAGAATATCCATTTGTATATCATATTTATGATACATCTGAAATATTTGTATCTGTAAATAGAGCAAATGGTGATTCGATTTTAGAAGCATTTACAGCGGTTGAAGATTATTATAAAAAAGATTTACAAGTTTATTTAGAAAATTTAAATAATGATAAAACTGATAAAAAAGAGAAAAATGAATCTAATATAACTATTAATAATATAAATGATGTTTCACAAGAAAAAATAAAACAAGATGATATTACAGCTGAATTAAATAGAAAAGCTTTATTACATCAAAAATTACTTGAAAAAATAGCAATATTTGAAAGAAAAAAAGAATTATATAATACACAATTTTTAGAAGATATTAAAAAGAGAAAAAAAGATGAACAAGATGAAAAGAAAAATAAAAAAGATTAATTTATTAATTTATAATATAATATTATATGGAAAAAGATCAATTTTGGATTGAAAATCCATTTATACTTATAAAAAATTATGCAAAATTTATTCCAACAAGAAATATGACACTATATCAACAAATGAACTCAATAACAATACTTAGTATATATATATTAATAGTTTTATATTTATTAGGTTTATCAAATAATATTACAACAATAATATTTGTTGGAATTATAGTAATATTGATTATTTTATATTATAAAAATTATAAAAACAGTATAAAATCTAATGAAAGATTTGAAATTGAAAGTGGATATTATGATTCAGATAATACTCTCAGATTAGGTAAATTTTATTCTGAAAAAAATAGAAATACGGATTTAGATGAAATGGTTTATAATACTTCTAAAAAAAATCAAAAGCTATTAAATAAACAATTATTAAATGAACAAAGAGAACCAACAACAGATAATCCATTTATGAATCCAATTTTAAATGATTTTAATACAGAAAATGTGCCATATCCAGTTAATATTGATGATGAAGTTATTAAAGAAAAAATAAATTTAACTTATAATAAAGATTTATTTAAAGATATGACTGATTTATTTGATTCAAAAAATGTTGAAAGACAATTTTATACTATTCCTGGTGGAGCAATTCCAAATGACCAACAAAAATTTGCTGAATGGTGTTATAAAACTCCTGCAACTTGTAAAGAAGATACTAATAATTGTATTAATTTTGATAATATTAAGTTTAGAAATAGATATAAATAAATAAAAAAATTATAATTAAGTTAATAATAGTCAATAATAGTCAATATCATCAACTTCAATTCTCAATTGAGGACGTCGTGGAGTTTTCTTCATTATGCGTTGTTTTGGTATACATTCAGCATTTTCCTTTAAAAATTCAGCATAATTATGACAATAAATACATTCAAAAATTTTCATTAGTTTTTTTTGTGTATATTTAATACCATTTGATGCTAAATATGAAATATAACGTTCAAAATCGCGTTGCTTTTTTTGTTGTAACTTTCGTTCACGACGTTTCTTGTCAAACTTTGCACCAGTTCTGGCTTGAAATTTGTAATCTTCAGAACGTTCATTTTTTGGATCACCAAGAATTTTTACAGCATAATCATCAATCATATTGTCAAGAGCTTGTTTGTAATAATCATCAATCATATTGTCAAGAGCTTGTTTGTATTGTATTTTCTCATAACACTCTTCACAACCTTTAATTTCAGGAATATATTTGTTAAAAAACCATTGATCTTCATAATACTTATAATTAGAATCACACCATTTTTTACAAAATGAACATTGTATTTGTCCAATATGATTTGTAATACAATCATTACACTTATTTCCCCAATGAGGATAACCAAAATTTTCAATTGTTTTCAATTGTTTACATGCATAACATTGCAATATAAATTCGTGTTTAATGATTGATGGTGATGAGTCCAAAGGCTCGCAGTTATCGAAAGATACATACAAATCTTCATCAAATTTCAAACTTGATTTTGTTCCATTTTTGTTTGAATTTTGCTTTTTGTTCTTTTTGTATTGTTTTTTTGATACAAGAACATCATTTTTCTTCAAAAATGAAGAAACTTTAGCAGAATCACGTGTCATCTTTTGTTGCAACTTTTGTTCACGACGTTTCTTGTCAAACTTTGCACCAGTTCTAGCTTGAAATTTGTAATCTTCCGAACGTTCATTTTTTGGATCACCAAGAATAGTGAATGAACGTTCTTCTTGAAAATTTTCTTCTTCAATATCATAATAAATAAGTGATTCGCGTTCATTAAAAAGTGATGTCAACTCATCCATAAGTTTAAGATATTCATCATAATCATCATACGGATTAATAGATTTAATCTTTTTCTTAATTTCTCTAATTTTAAATGTCAAATCATTAATTTTTTGATCCAACCAAGGTGTTGCATATGCCATTTTTGATGTTTAAAGTTCAATAACTTTAAGTTAATGCACAATGACATATAAATTTTTATATTGGATTTGTCAATATATTAAAAATTTCAATTTTTTTATTAAATAAAGAAAAACAAACGAAAATACCCCTCCACGGATTTGAACCGTGACTATCAGCTTAGAAGGCAGATGTGCTAGCCAATTACACTAAAGAGGTTGGTGAGTATGGGAATCGAACCCATTAAGCAATATGCAGTAGATCTTAAGTCTACCCCCGTTTCCAACTGGGTCACTCACCTGACAGATATGGGAATCGAACCCATTAAGCAATAATGCAGTAGATCTTGAGTCTACCCCCGTTTCCAACTGGGTCATCTGTCTGCCTTTACACAGAATCGAACTGTGCCTATTAGCTTATGAGACTAATGTGCTAACCACTACACTATAAAGGCTACTCCTACACGGACTCGAACCGTGATTCTTAGCTTAGAAGGCTAATGTGCTATCCAGTTACACTATAGGAGTTGGCGAGTATGGGAATCGAACCCATTAAGCAATATGCAGTAGATCTTAAGTCTACCCCCGTTTCCAACTGGGTCACTCACCTTGATACTATAGGAATTGCACCTATTATGCTTTTCAGCAATAGATATAATCTATTTCCTTTCTAATTGGATAAGTATCATTGATAATTATATAATTTAGTCTAGTTTTCAAAATGTTTAAATTTCATTTTTTTTCACTATTATATTATAATAATATTATTATATAAATAAATCCTTATATATATTATATTAGAAAAAATATTTAAAATAATTTATATCATAAATATTTGTTCCAGAAATTATTATATAATCAATATTTTCATCCAAAGTTGGTTTTTTATATTTATTTTTAAATACATTATATGCTATTAATGGTATAATTTCTGAATTATATTTAATGTGTCTATAATAATTACGATGATATGATTCTAAATATGATGTATTCACAATAATAACTTTTATATAATAATTATATTTTTTTGCGATATCAATAAATATTTTTCTAGATTCTTTAGATGGATTCGTATTATCAATAATAATACTCATATTATTTTTTATACTATTTTCTGTATCAATAATACATTTTTTAATTGTTTTCAAATTATCTCTATTAATAATTTTATAATATATATTATTACATAATCCTTTTTCGAATATTAAATTTGCAATACTTGATTTTCCAGAAGCAGGATATCCAACTAATATAACACATTCTCTTAATTTTGGTATATAATCAAAATTATAATATATTTTATTCAAAGTTGGGTATTTAATAATTTTATGTTCTGTGAGTTTATTCAAAAATACTTCTTCAGGTGATTTAATATTAATTGACAAATTTAATGCAAATTTTAAATCAGTATCATTAAAATCATTTTTTCTTCCAAGAGCATCACCACAATAATATAATATTTTTCCAAAATATTTTTCTTTTATAATATTTATAAAAGAAGTATTTGGTTTACGATATTTATCATTTTTAATAGAAATATATAATTCAGAATAAATTTCTGATTCTGAAAATTTACAGAAAAATTTGTTTATTTTTTTCATAAATTTTTCATACATGTTTTTTTTATTTAATTGTTTTTGATTAGAAATTATAATAATATTATTTAATAAAATTAATTCCTGTAATTTTGTTATTATATTATTATACATTAATTCATAATTTTCAGAATTTAAATTAAATTTTATTAATGTATTATCTAAATCAAATAATATAATATTCTTATTTTTATTAAATATATATTTAATAAATTTGTATGTATGATTATTTATAATAATATAATTTTGTTCTTTTATTGTATTTAGTGTATTTAGTGTATTTATTGTATTCATTATAAATAAATGTATATTATTATATTAAATGAAATTATATTAAATTCATTTTTTTTACGTTTTAATTAATTTTTATTTTTATTATTTAAAATTATGGAATATAGTAGAAAAAATAAAACATTATCCTCTAAAAAATCTATGAATACAAAATTATTTGATAGAGAAATGGGTGATTTAAATTATAAATTTAGATATATGAATCCGGTCAATAGAATGGAAATTGAAAGAGATGAATTTATGAAAAATTCAAATAATAATGATGATTCAAATGAAATAGAAAATAATAATTTTGATAAAAGAATGCCTGCTAGAGATGGTTATCATATAAATGAACCAATATATATAAATAATAAGTCAAACCATAATAATTCAAAAAATCAAGTTAAGTCATTTAATCAATATAGTGATTTTGCTGATATTGATGCAGATACAAAATTATCAGACAATATAAATACAACTAAAATGTGTATAAATGGAATAAATAATTATGGATTATTTTTATTTGATAATATGTTAAACATGATGAACAGTGCATTTATTTTTAGTCCATATTTAATATATTCAATTTTTGCTTCTTTATTTATGGCATCTGATGGTAATACAGAAATTGAATTAAAAAATTATTTTAATTTTCCAAGAACTGATCAATTATCATCGGGGTTGCATCAATTAGAATCAAAAATTAAAACTATTGGAAATTGTATAATATTTTCACAAGATATTGATTATAATCCACAATTTTGTAAAAATATTAATACATTTACAAAAATTAGAAAAGTAAATACTGATAATTTTATTGCTGAAACAGATAATATAAATAATATTATTAAAAATATTTCTAACCTTTCTAAAAAATCTATTAATATAGATACTATAAAAAATTGTTCAGTTGCATTATTAAATTTTGCATATCTAAATCCAAAATGGACATCACATTTTTCAAAAATAATTAAAATGAATAATATTGATTATATTATAGCAATAAATGAAATGTTTGGATATTATGAACATAATGGATTACAAGTGTTAGAAATTAATTCAACAAATAATATATGTTTTGGTATAATATATGGTGATATTGAATTAAATGATAAAACTTATAATCATATTATTTCAAATTTAAAACCAACTATTTTAAATGAAGTAATGATTCCAAAATTTTCTATTTCTACTAAATTAAGATATAAAAATTTATTAAAAGAAACAGATTTAAAAACAATATTTATTGATTTAAAATGTCCATATATTTTTAATTCAGAATGTGAAATTTCAGATTGTTTACAAAATATAGAATTTCATTTTACAGAAAATTCAGTTAAAACAAAAAAAATAAATTCTATTAAAACTAATAAAAAATTTATTATTGAAAAATCTTTTAGATTTTATGTTAGAACAACAGAAAATGTTGTATTATTTTTTGGAAGTTATTGATAAATGAATACAAAAAAATGAAAATATAAATCATTGAAATACTTATTACTAAATATTTAGTTAAATATGTCTAAATATCTACAACAACAATATCCAGATGATGAATTTGAAGCACCATTTTTAGAAAAAGAAATATTAGAAGAAATTACTATAGAAAATTATTATGATATTGAAAAAGCAAAAAAAGTTCATGAAAAATATGGATTTTATATTGTATTAAATTGTCTTGCAAAAGATGATAAAGAAGCAGAAAAATTTTATAATGAAGATAAAAAAATATTATCATCTGTAATGAAAAATAATAAATATTTTCCAAAACAATATTATAATTGTAAACAAGCTGAAGATGATTTATATAAAGATTTAATTAAATCAATAGACATTAAAAATATTCAAGATAAACGTTTATTAAATGTGTATGATAAAATAGTAAGTGGGGGAGAACATTTTCCAAAAGCAAGTTTACCAGGATTTTCATCAAAAGGCTTTTTATCATTATATAATTTTCCTCAATCGGAATTTGTATGGAAATTACGTATGAATGTACGTGCACGATATCATTATTCACTAATGCATGAAACAAATTATAATGATATGTGTGTTAGTATGGATGTACCATTTTTTACTCCTTGTGAAACTAACGAAAAGTGTAAAGGATGGTATCATGTTGACCAAAATCATTTATTACAAACTTCAAATGATTTTGGTTCAAAATTATCTTTACAAGGTATATTGTATGTATGGGATTCAACATACAATAATACATCAAATACAATTTTAATTCCAAAATCACATTTACATGAATATGAAACTATATTAAATGGTATATCACCTGAATTATATAAAGAATATGGTCATGGTTTATATGCAAATAAAACAGATTTAGAAACACAAAAAAAATTAGTTAAATCATGGAATACTAAAGCAAGACGAATTCCTGTTCCATCTGGAGCCCTATTAATTTTTGATTCAAGATGTGTCCATCAAGGATATCAAAGTGGATTTAGATTTGCACAAACATTATGTTATGAACCAAAAATTAATAGATCAGAAGAAGCATATTTAAGAAAATTACAGGCTGTAAATGGTGGAATAGCTACAACACATTGGGCTTCACTTGGTGTGCATCATGGCGTATCTTTTATAAAAACAAAAGATGAATATTATTCATATAATCATCATAAAAATATTTTTAAATTACAAAACATTGATTCATATTCATTAATTTCAGATTACTATAAAAATAATACAAATAAAAAAAATATATTACAAAAAATTAAATCAATGCCTAAAAAAGATTTAGAAAAAACTATTAAATCTGAAATTATTGATGTATTATAATATTTTTATTGATTATAAAGATAAATTAAATTGTTTGTTATTTTTTTATCCTATTTTGTTTTATTTATAAATATATTTAATATGAATAAAAAAAATGAAAAAATGAATATATTGAAAGTCTCATTATTTATTATTATATTAATTCTTTTTTGTCATGGAGAAGAACGTTAAGTCTAATTCTAAGTCCACCAAGCTTAGAGATATCATCGCAGTTGGATATAATGTTCCAACAAGTGGTATTATGGACAGTTTGGTGAAAGCTGTTCCAAATTTGTTTGAAATTCCAAACATCATTTTTACAAAAGATTCCATACCAGAAGTGATTAAGAGTGGCGTGTTGTATTCTAACAAATGTCAAGGAGGTCATCAGGCTAACATTTTGTCAAATCAACAAACTATGGACCGATGGTTCACTAAAAGAAGCAATACTACCAACTTGGGTTATTGCAAAAAAATTTATTATCGTAATGATAGTATTGTCGCCGACGTGTATTCAGACCTTGGAGACACATTTTATGTGGTGCTGTTTTATACAGGACCAACAACACAAGTCAAACATGCGATTTGTAATGGAACTTACAATAACCAAAAACAAAAAGGGGTTCAAGTAAATATTGAACGAATCACTATTGATTTGATTCCATACATTTATCGCGAAGGTGATAAGTAAATTTTCACCTTTTGAATAAAAAAATTTGAATGAAAAAAAAAAATGAAAATTAAACATATAAAGAAACATTTTATTTATTATAATATAAACTATAATAAAAATGTTTAATTATATCAATAAAATTATAAATCAAGATATTGCAGACGAAATTAATAAATATGAAGATTTAGCATGTAATGTTGAAAAATACTATAATATTGATGAAGTATGTTGTGATTATAATATTGATGATATTGCATGCACATATTTAAAATTTAAAGGATTTATAAATAATAAAAAAAAAGAAGGAAAATGGATAATTGGATTTATTAGTAATAATGATGATACAAAAAATCAATATTTTTATATAGAAATATATTTTATAAATGATAATGCACATGGAATTTATAAAATATATTATGAGAATAATATAATATATGAAGAAGGGACATTTAATAATGGTATTTTAGATGGTGTTTACAAAATATATTTTAATGATAATTATATAAAAGAAGAAGGTATATATAAAAATAATGAAAAAAATGGACCATATAAAATGTTGTGTTATGATGCTGATGAAGAAGAAGGTAACTATAAAGACAATAAAAAAAATGGATCTTACAAAAAATATAATAATAATAAATTATATAGTGAAGGGAATTATGATAATGATGAAAAACATGGCATTGAAATACAATATAAGTCAGACGGAAAAACTATACATAAAAAATTAAATTATGTAAATGGTATATTAAATGGACCATATATAGAATATTATTCAAAATACAAGATAGAAGGTATTTATGAAAATGGAAATACAATAAGTAAAAATCTACTATATTTATCATAAAAAAATAATTAAATATAATGATTTTTTTTCAAAATTTCTAAAACGATTGTATTGTATTTGTGAAATGAACCTTTTTTTAAATCATTATAATCAATCCAATCAACAACACCTGTTTCATTTGTATTTATTGTTCCTTCATAATATTGTGTATAAAAACAAACACAATTACATTCAGAATTGTTTTTACAAAGTTTTCCTGTTTCTCCAACTCCCGTAAAAATAGGAATAATTTTCTCAGGATTTAATATCAAGCCTGTTTCTTCTTTTGTTTCTCTTATAATACATTCAACATAACTCTCATTATTTTCAATTTTTCCACCAACCAGACCAAAATCAGAATAATTATTTTTTCTAGAAACACCTAAAACTTTAGTTCCATTGTCAATAAAAATACACGATGCTTTATTTTTATAAGAATTAAGCATAGATTCTGTAACACCTTCCAAATTATTCAGTTCCATGTGTGTTTTATATAATATTCAGTATAGAATAATAATTTATATAAAAAGGTATTTAAATATTTGTTTTTTTCAATTTTTTTTTCATTAAAATTGCATAATCTAAATTAAAAAAATGAAATTTTAACTTTATAACATTCATTTATAAATATTTATAATTATTTATAATAAACATATGAATTTAAATATAATAGAAACTTTTTATGAAAATGGTATAATTAAAGAAAAATATGAGATTTCTGAAGGTAAAAAACATGGTAATTATATAAAATATTATGAAGATGGAGAGAAATGGATAGTATGTAAATATTATTATGATGAATTACATGATAAATATACAAAGTTTTTTGATAATGGTAAACCATATATACATTGTGAATATGTTTTTGGAAAATTATTCGGTAAATATTTTGAATATAATTATAATAATAATTTAATAAAATTATTAAATTATGAAAATAACAATAAAATAGGTATACAAAAAATATTTTATGAAAATGGAAATATTAAAGAAAAATATAATTTTGTAAATAATTTACTTGAAGGTGAAGCAGTATTTTATCATTCTAATAAATATAAATCTTGTATTTGTTATTATAAAAATAATAAATTACATGGTCAATTTCAATCTTTTTGGGAAAATGGAAATTTATTTGTTAAATGTAATTATATTGATGGCAAAATAGAAGGGATTTATGAAATGCAAAATTATGATAAGTCTATATTAAAAACGCGAGTTTATTGTAATAATATATGTATTGATAAAAAAATTGAATATCTAAAATAAAAAAATTGATATTAATAATATATTGTATTATTTATTAATATATAGTGATGAAAAACAAATAATGTCGTATAAAGATACTCGTCGTTCTGACAAGTTTAGTAGAACAAAAGAACATTTCAAAAAAAATAATAAAGAATTTCCTAAAAAAAAACAAATTGAATATAAATTTGAAGGATATACAGAATTCTTAAAATCAAAAGAAAATATTGGTGAAATAGATATTCGAGAACATATGGAAAATATGAAAACATATACTCATTATTATAAATATCCAAATTCAGTTTATTCAGTTCCAACATTGCCATTATCTGACTTATCAAATAATAATGATGATGATGAAATAAATCCATCTGAGATATTTTTTGAAAAAGATTATACAATAAATGTTGCACACAAATATAAAAATTTATATTCAACAAAAAATGTATGTATTTTAAATTTTGCTTCTGCAAAAAATCCAGGAGGTGGTTTTATGAATGGTTCTATGGCTCAAGAAGAATCAATTGCATATGTGTCAACATTGTATCATTCTTTGATTACAAGTGATATGTATGAAATAAATAGAGAAGATTCAAAAAATGGATTATATAATGATATTGCAATTTATACTAATGAAATTTGTGTATTTAGATTAAATAGAGATGGTGATTATATTAAACCATTTTATATTTCAGTCATTTCTTGTCCTGCACCAAATAAAAATCATGCTTTAAAATGCAATATTAATGAAAAATCAATTATGAATAAATTGAAAGATCGTATTAAATTGATTTTTGAAGTAGCTTCTATACATAAAGTTAAAATATTAATTTTAGGTGCTTATGGAACAGGAGTATTTGGTAATGATACTTATGATGTAAAAACTATATTTAATGAATTATTAGAAAATGAATATAAGAATTGTTTTGAAAAAATTATATATGCAATTCCAGATGAAGAAAAATATAAAATTTTTGCATCATTACATTAAATATTAAATTATATTTTTTATTAAAAAACTGAATTTTTAACTATTTAAAATATAAACTAATATATAATTATATTAATAAAATAAATGTCAAGTTATATAACCAATATTTTTATACAATTTCAAAATTATTTCAGAACTCAACCATCAAAAATATATTGTATTGATGGAAATGTTGAATTACCAAGAGGTAATAAAAATACATCATTCATTATTGACAGATATTTAACACCTGATATAAGAATTGGAATATGTAATAAAAATTGTGAATTATTAGATAATGAATTTAAAAAAATAAAAAATACATATCAAGGTTTAATGTATAATAATCAATATTATAATTTATATCAAATAAAAAATGAAGATAAAAAAATAATTTATAATTTTAGAGGATTAAATAATACAGATAATTTAACACTTGAAATTAGTGCAAAAAATCCAAGTATTCATTATTCTTTATACAATTATAATTATTTATTTGATTCTGGTTATATTGATAAAAATATTATAAATACATTTAAAATAATTTCAGTTAATTCAGATGAAATTGATATGTTAAAAGATTTTTTTAAGAAAAGTGAGTAAATGATATTTTAAAAAATTTATTTTTTATTCTAACTGTTGCAAAAATATCTCTTAGTTCATTTTTTGAATTATAAACACTATTTAAAATAAAATGATATCTTTTTTCAGGTTCTAAATATTCTTCATTCATTAAAAAATATGTTGCATCATATTCAGAATCTTTTAATAAAATTGAACAATATCTATTTTTTTTTATATATTCATATTCCTCTATTGAAAGTTCATAAATATTTAGGATAAATTTAATTTTTTTTAATTTTTCTGAAAAAATATCCTTTAACATATCAATATTAACATTATTTAAATCCAATTTAAAATCTTCAAAATCTTCAAGATTATTTATATTTTCATTTTGTTCTAAATAAATTAATTTATAATAATCAAATAACATTTCAATATATATTGTTATTAATATTTCAAATAATGTTTCTTTTGAATTATCATCTGTAAAAGCAAATAAAGATACTTTTTCATCTATATGTTCATCCATAATTAATCTCCATGCTAATTCTTCAGGTGTAAATACATTTTCTTCATTTTCTACATTTTCCATAATTTAATAATTATATATAATAGTTTATTTTTAAATCAAAATATATATACTTAATTTATATAAATTATATGAATAATACAAATAATAAATTAGAACCTCGTCTTATTGAATATTTAAAACGCAAAAAATTTTATGAAGAAAATAATATAAATACTGATTATTTAGAAAAACAATATCAAATTTCTAAAAAAGATATTGAACAAATTAATTATATAAATAATAAAAAAATATATAATGATGAAAATTCTGATTTAATTGAATTTTCAAACAATAAATTTGAAATGAGTAATATGTATGATAAACGTTTAGAAAGAATTAATGAAAAAGTTAAAAGAGAAAAAGATGCAAGTAAATATAAATATAATACAACAAATTTACAGAGAAACTATGATATGTATTCAAGAGATTTTTCTTCAACAACAAGTAGAGATTTCTCTAATGAATTTAATTTAGATAATATACGTGATGAAATAAATGCTCCAATGGATACTCAATACGAAGCGAATAATAATTTTAATCCACATCAATTAATTTCATCTTCATCATCACAACATTATCATTCACCACCTGTTATTCAAAGAGACCAAAGATTACCATATCAAAAAATAAATTCAAATAGTATTGGAAATGGATATACTAAATCATATAGAATTCCTGAAACACCATATATTCAAAAAGGAAATACTTTTGATATAGATAATAAAATTACAATACCATCTAATAATTGTAGAAAAAATGATTTAAATATGTTATACAATGAATTTAATACTTTTGGAAATATGAAAAATATAGATTATGAAAATTATGTAAAATATGGTTATCCTACTAGTAAAGCAAAATCTTTAGGTTTTGAAAATCCATCAGAACATTTCTTTCAATTTATTGATTCAGATATACAAGATCCAAAACATGTTGTTTCAGATAGACCAATATTAACACGTCTCGATAATAAAACAACTGCTAAATCTAAAAAACGAGATATATATTAAATTAATATTAAATTAATTTTAAAAAATAATTATTTTATTTATTTTATTTAAAAGTATAAAAAATAAATTATTATATAATATTAATATATAAATGAATAAACAAGGCGGTTCAAGTAAATTGATTTATGATGAATGTGCATATGCTCAAAAATTAGGAGATTCAACATCACCATTTCAATATAGAACATTTGTAGGAATGTATGAAAATACTGATAAATGCAAACTTGATAAATTCTGGAGACCTTATGATGCTGAAATTGTCGATGTTGAAAGTGAATTAAAAAATATCAGTAGACCAGCTACAAAATGTGCAAATCTTAAATATCATCCAGGATGTAAAAAATCAGATATATGTATGAGTACATATGATAAATCACGACCTGTTATTTTTAATAGAGATGTTTGCCCAGTTGTACAAAATAATATTCCTCGTGTTACTTCAAGTGGTTTGACTCCATTAAATGAATTACAAAAATAATTTACAAAAATAATTTACAAAAATAATTAACAAAAATAATTAAAAAAATTGAAATATGTATATATATATATATAACTATTATAATTATTAGTATATTATTAATTATAATGACAAAAAATATATTATATGTTGGTATGATGTATGATATTGCAACACTTTTAAATTTAGAAAATATGGAAGAAGTTGATAAAATTTATGTAATAGATATTGTTGATATAAATTATGGTCAATTTATAGAAGGTGAAAAAAATTCGTGGAATACATTAAAACTTAAAATAAAAAATATTTTAATAAATGGTGAATGTTATCATAAATATGAAAAAATAAATCAATATATTAAATATGGTAAATCAATCATATTAAATGAATCTGAAGAATTTTTACAACATACTAATAATTCAGATATACCAGAAGAATTATATAATTATTATGATATATATTTGAATAAACGTATATATAAATTAAATTTTTTAATTGAAAAAATAAATAAAAAAATAGAATTAATATTTTATGCTGGATTTTCATCAGATGAAATTTGGCCAACAGAAATTAATAATATCTCAACAATTATAACTTGTGCAAGTAGTTTTTATTGTAATGAAGAAATTACTACACAAATGATTAAAGAAAAATGCAATTTACCATTTGATTATTATCAACTATATTTTAATTGTGATAAAACAAAATTTGAAAAAATTAATAATAAAAATGAAAATAGTAAAGTATTATTTATAGAAGAAATTGGAAAAACAATAATTAATGATTTTAATAATATGAAACATATTGCAAATTATTAAATAAAAATTAAATAAAAAATATAAAATAAATATATATAAATTAATAATAATATATAACAATATATATTAAAATATATGGCTTTATTAAAACAAAATTTTTTTAAGAATAATTGTAAAAAAGAAGGAGAATATAAAGAATATTTTGATGATGGTCAAATTAAAATTGATTGTAATTATATTGATGGCAATTTGAATGGTGAATATAAAGAATATTTTTATGATGGTCAAATTAAAATTGATTGTAATTATATTGATGGTAAATTGAATGGTGAATATAGAGAATATTTTGAATATAATTATCGAATTAAAATTAATTGTAATTATATTGATGGCAATTTGAATGGTGAATATAAAGAATATTTTTATGATGGTCAAATTAAAATTGATTGTAATTATATTGATGGTAAATTGAATGGTGAATATAGAGAATATTTTGAATATGGTCAAATTAAAATTAGTTGTAATTATATTGATGGTAAATTCAATGGTGAATATAGAGAATATTTTGATGATGGTCAAATTAAAATTAGTTGCAATTATATTGATTAATTTGAATGGTGAATATAAATAATGTTTTGAAGATGAAAAAATTAAAATTAAGTGTAATTATATTGATGGTAAATTGAATGATGAATATATAGAATATTTTAACAATCGTCAAATTAAAATTGATTGTAATTATATTGATTAATTTGAATGGTGAATATAAATAATGTTTTGAAGATGAAAAAATTAAAATTAAGTGTAATTATATTGATGGTAAATTGAATGATGAATATATAGAATATTTTAACAATCGTCAAATTAAAATTGATTGTAATTATATTGATTAATTTGAATGGTAAATATAGAGAATATTATTTTATTTTAGATGAGATAAAATATTATCACTTGTAAAATTATTTCACAAATAATATAAAATTTCATGATAATAATGGAAAAACAATAATTAATGATTTTAATAAAAATTAAATAAAAATTGAATAAAAAATAAATATATATAAATCAATAATAATATATATTAAAATATATGGCTTTATTAAAACAAAATTTTTTTAAAAATAAACAATTAAAACAAGAATTTTTTGAAAATAATTATAAAAAGGAAGGAGAATATAAAGAATATTTTTATAATGGTCAAATTAAAATTAGTTGTAATTATATTGATGATAAATTAAATGGTGAATATACAGAATATTTTGATAATGGTCAAATTAAAATTAGTTGTAATTATATTGATGATAAATTAAATGATGAATATAAAGAATATTATTTTATTTCACAAAACTTATTATGGAAATTATTATCAAATATTATTAATAACATTCAAATAAATAAATATTTTGATAAAAAAATTTATGATGATAATTATGATTATTTTATTAAAATTAGATGTTTTTATATAAATGGACTAAAACAAGGTAAATATATAGAATTTAATAAAAAAGGAATAATAATAGAATATTCTAATTACAAAGATGATATGTTAAATGGAGAATGTAATATTGGATTTATAATTAATTCTAATTCTAATATTATTTCTAATATAGGTAATAGTTTAATTGATAGTGTATCTATATCCATTGATGGTTATGTTTGTGATGTATATGAAAATGATAAAGATTGTACACATATAGAACAATGTAATTATGTTAATAATCTAAAAGAAGGAATAAGCTATGTTTATGATTATTCACATAAATTATATGAAATTAGAGAATATAAAAATAATATATTATATGGAACATTTTTTAAATTTAAAAATAACATTTTATATGAAATTAAAAATTATATAAATGGACAAAAAATTAAAAATAATATAAATGAAAAAAAAATTGAAAATGATATTACCTAAAAATCTTTAAAATTTATTATAATATATTATATAATATATAATGTCATCTAAAGGAATTCGAAATAATAGAATAATGTCAGATTTAAAAGACTTAATTAATAATGATATACCTGAAACAATTAAAGATGTTAAAATTAAAGAAGAAAATATGTATGGGGAACATGTCGTTATTTTAAATGGTCCAAAAGATACACCATTTGATGGAGGTGTTTTTAAAATATCAATAGTATTACCGATAGATTATCCATTTAAACCACCAAAAATGAAATTTTTAACAAAAGTGTATCATCCAAATATTTCATCAAATGGTGAAATATGTATTGATATATTAAAAGACCAATGGAGTTCAGCTCTTCGCATTAAAAAAGTATTACTTAGTTTGTCAGATCTTCTTGCAAATCCAAATCCAAATGATCCATTAGTTCCAGAAATTGCAAATATATATAAAACAAATAAATCATTATATGAAACAAATGTAAAAGAATATGTTAAAAAATATGCAATATAATAAATAATATTTAAAGTTTTTTTTATTTTTAATATAATATATAAAAATATTATCTAATATAAATAATATATGAATATCGGAAATTCTAGTAGATTAAAATATGATACATGTTATTATCAAGATAATTTATCAGAAAGTGTTGCACAGGGTAATTATAGATTACAAGAATCATCAACATATAATAATAATTCTTGTTTAGCACCATTTGGTGTAAAATTTGATATTCGTGGTAATAGTGTAAGTACATCTGAACAAGTTGGTCCAGCTATGTCTCAACGTTTAGTTGATGTTGAATCAAATTTATCAAACAGAGGATTACCACAATCAAGATGTAGAACAGGAAGAGTTAATTTAACTGACCCAACAAATGATAAATTGAATCATCGTGAAAATTGTAATTCAATGTTAAGTCCTGAATATAGTCATCATACTTCTTCTCCAAAAAATTTTAGAGCTGCTCAAATTAATAGATTTTATAATCTTAATAAAAATCCACAAGAACCAATATTTTATAATTTTGCTATTAATACTACTTTACAAGCAAAAGATAATTTTAGACCTCAAGTACCAAGATTTATTGATGCTACACAATATCCTATTGAAGAATGCAAAAGAAATCCATATACATTAGAATGTATAGCAAGACCAACAAAAAATTTATAAAAATATAAAATTTATAATAATAATATTTTAAGATATTCTGATTAAAAATAATTTATAATATAACATTATATATTATGAATTTAATAGAAAGTGTTAATATTTTAGGTGATATTATAACTGGAAAAAAAAGCACAAATAATATAAATAATACTAATAATTATGATAATTATAATATATATAATTCATCAAATATAAAAAATAAATATTCAAATATTAATGATATTGCATTAAAAAGAACTGAAAAAAGTAGAGATCCTGTTAAAACTGGTATTATTAATGAAAATATTAGAAATCAAGGTTCTAATAAAAAATCAATATTAAAAGAGCATTTTGGTAATGTTAATGTAAATGTAAGTTCAGATTCAGAATTTAGTGATAATATAAGTACAGAAAAATCAGTAATATCAATTTCAAATGATCCAAATTTATTAGTTAATCAATCTCAAAAATTACTTGATAATAGATTTCATGAAAGACAAATTCAAAATAAAAATTATAATGATTCTTTTTTAAATCAATATGAACCTATGAAATATGACATGAAACATCCACCATCATCATCAAACGCAGTACATCGTTCTGATAAAGGTACAACACGATTACAAACAGAAAGAAATTTAGCAATGAAAGAAGGATACTCAAATTTTGGTGATACAAAAGATTTAACTTATGGAATAGTATCAGAAGATAATTTTATTCATAATAATATGGTACCACAATTTAAATCAGCTACTTACGGTTCAGATGTTTTATTTAATAAAAATAGAAATTCTATCTCGCAAAGAAAGATGGAAACATTTACAGGATTGTTACCTGGAAAAATAGAAAAAACAGAACAAAAACCATTATTTTCTCCATTATTAGGCATAACTAATATTTATGGTATGCCATCTATAACAAACCTTATTGAAGATAGATATGCTCCTGGTAGAGAAAGAAAAAATGAATTACCATTTAAACAAGAAAGAATTACTCCTGGTCTTAATTTAGGCTATAATGAAGTAAATAAAAATGGTGATAATTTTAGAGCATTACCGAAAACTATTGATGAACTTAGAACATTAGATAATCAACAAAAAACATATACTACACCAGTTGTTGATGGTATGAAAGGTACTCGTGGTCCAGTTATAGGTGATGTTAAAAAATATAAACCTGAAAGAACAAAATATTGGGGTGATGACCGTTTATTACCAAGTCTTGGTTATATTAGAGCACCAGCAGTATATGGTGAATATAATAAAGAAAATTTGGCTACTATAAATAGAGGTGTTACAGATAAAACACAAATTGGTCCTGCTAAAAGTGAAATTTCTCAAGAAATGCCTGAAAATCAACGAGAAAAATATAAAGTTAATTTTAAACAAAATTTTAAACAAGATGGACCTCGTAATGTTATGTTAGTTGAAGGTTTACAAGCAAGAGAAGATTCTGCTAAATATATTCAAGATCCAACTCAAAGAGGTAAAAATCAAGAATATATTGGTCCAGTTGGAACATCATCTGTTACTAAAGGAAAAGCATTTGATATGATTACTAATATATTTGACCTTACTAAACGTAATTTAACTGAATACGCAGATAGAAGTGGTAAAGCTATTGGTACTTCTGAACAATATAAAAATAAAACTATTGATTATAATGATATTATGGATCCAACACTTCGTAATATTCATTCTACTTTAGATAGAAATGGAAAGTCTATCGGAACATCTGAACAATACAAGAATAGAACTATTAATTATAATGATATTATGAATCCAACACTTCGTAATATTCATTCTACTTTAGATAGAAATGGAAAGTCTATCGGAACTTCTGAACAATATAAAAATAAAACTATTGATTATAATGATATTATGAATCCAACACTTCGTAATATTCATTCAAAAACAGATAGAGCTGGTTTTATACGAGGTGATAGAACTGGTCAATATTCTATTAATTATACAGATTATACTCCTGATACAACTTTAAGAGAAATAAATTCAAAAACAGATAGAAGTGGTGTTATTACGGGTAAATTAGAAAAAAGTTATAATATAAATTATTTTAATAATATTCCAGACCAAACAATGAGAGATATTCATTCAAGGACTGATAGAGCAGGTGTTATTAGTGGTGATAGAACTGGACAATATTCTATTAATTATACAGATTATACTCCTGATACAACTTTAAGAGAAATAAATTCTAAAACAGACAGAGTTGGTATTATTACTGGTGATAGAACTGGACAATATTCTATAAATTATACAGATTATACTCCTGATACAACTTTAAGAGAAATAAATTCAAAAACAGATAGAAGTGGTGTTATTACGGGTAAATTAGAAAAAAGTTATAATATTAATTATATAAATTATACTCCAGATATGACTATGAGAGAAATTTATTCTAAAAAAGATAGAGCAGGTGTAATTACTGGTGATAGAGGAGGACAATATTCAATAAATTATATAGATTATACTCCAGACCAAACAATGAGAGAAATACATTCTAAAGTAGATAGAAGTGCTGCTGGAGCAAGTGGTGTATATCTTGCTACAAGAACAAGAGATGATGCAAATAATTCAATAATAAATATACAAAGAGAAGTTATTTCAAAAGGAAGAGCACCTACAAATTCTAAATATAATAAAGGTCCAACAATAGATTTTACAACAGTATCATTATGTGAACCAATACAAATAAAACGTGATTTAATGTCATCAACTATTGCAATAAATGAAAAATTACCTTTTATATTGTCACAAACACCAAATAGAGTTGTATCAAATACACGAACTAATGAATTTACACAAAAAGTATTAAATGAAAATCCATATATAAATAATTTAGTCCATAAAAGTGTCGAATATTAATAATTTTAAATAATCATTTTAATATTATTTTCAATTTTTTCAATCTATCATTTGTAGATTCATTTGATTCAATTGAAAAATCTTTTAATAAATTTTTTTCAAGTTTAGTTAATTTCGATAAATCTTCTTTTAATAAGATATCTGTGTTAGAATTGATTGTATATTCATAATTTAAATTTACTTTTTTTAATATATCATAAAATTGTTTTTTTAATAATAATCCATTTTCATTTAAATCAGAATTCATTGAATTTTTTTTAAATTCTATGGGATTTTTTTCTTTATATTCTCTTAAAAATTTTTTTGTTTCTTCTAATTTATAATTTAATGACAAATAATTACTACTTGAACATTTAAATTTAATATTTCCTAATTTAACTTGAAATCTTTCACCGTGTGAATCATCTTTTTTAAGATACCATACAAATGATGGTATTTTTGATGTATCAATTGATTTTAATTTAATGGTTCTTGATTTTTTATTAAGATTTTTTTTAATATTTTTATCACAAACATCTTCTATAATATTTTCATATCTATTATCTAAACCTATTTTATTTAGATGTATTAATGGTCTTTTATTTTTTTTTCCATTTTTTATATAATATACCATTTCGTGTAAATATATATTACTATTATCATTTGTTATATATAAAGTGCCATTCAATGATATTGTCCAATTAAAGTCTTTATGTTTAATATTGTCAAATATATCTTTATCTAATATTATTGGTATTATCATTTTTTTATAAGGTATTTGTATTATAGTATATTTTTTATTATTATATGTAGTATTTATTATATTATCAAATTTTACCATTAATATATATATATATATATATATATATATTATTGAATAAAAAAAAATTGAAAATCTAAATCTCTAAAAATCCTATAGCCTAATGGTATATCAATTCATTTAATAATGTCATTTTCATCTCTTTCTAATTCGTTTTCTCGGCTTGCCGATGATTACAACAAGAATCAAACAGGAAAGCGTCCTGTAAAGTACGCTAATCTTGTTGATTTGACTGAGGCACTTGGAACAGTATTTTCAAATCTTCAAACTACTGAAAGTACTATTCCTCCTCAGGCAAAGTACAATGCAACAGTTTCAAAAGCAATGGGAAAACTTGGTGTTTTTTCACTTGTACCACTTCTCAATCAGATTTGTGACTTTTACACTGAAGATTTTGGTTTTTGCACTACAAATGTTCCACTTGAACGTTTTACTGCAAAATCAAAGGAAGATTTTCTTGAATATCGAAACTTTTATGTTTCAAACAAGGTTCTGAATCAAACTCTTGATGAAATCTTTCCTACAGAAATCATTCGTGCAATTCGTTTGTATCTTCAAAGTCTTCTTTTCCGTTTTTTCAAAACTTATGATGTTTCTGAAACTCGTTCAGTGACTGACAAGAAGACAAAGCGTGAAACTCGAGTTGAAATTTGCAATAGTTCAAATGCTTACTATCGCATTGGTGAAAAACAATTGACCAATTCTTCTTTCATGAATTGTATCGACCTTATCATTGAAGCAAACAAGTTTATTCGCGAATTCTCTCTTGAATTGGATGAGATTACTACTCCCTTCCGTGAAGCAGCAATTACTGCTAAGCTTGAACGATACAATTTTTATAAGACAAATGTTCAACAACAAGCTCTGCAAAAAATTGTAAAGCCAAAGGGTAAGAATGCAACTGAGGCAACTGAGGCAACTGATGCAACTGATGCAACTGATGCAAAGGAATCTGAAACCGTTGTTGTGATTAAGCATCAACCAAAGCCATTTGCCAAGCGTGATCCTTCAGTAAAGGTTTGGACAAAGCCAACAATTCAAATTACTGAGACAACTGAGGCATCTGGTGCAACTGATGCAACTGAGACAACTGAGACAACTGGTGCAACTGATGCATCTGGTGCAACTGAGACAACTGGTGCAACTGATACAACTGATACAACTGAGACAAATGGTGCAACTGATGCAACTGAGACAACTGAGGCTGATGGATTCACAGTTGTTCCCAAGAAGAAGCAATTTAGTCAAAGTCGTCGTGGTCGTGGTGGTCGTGGTGGTGAACGTTTCCGTTCAGCATAAATTAACCAATTTCTTTATTTAATTTTATCGAAAAAAATTAAATATTATTTTATTTATTATAATTATATAACTATATAATGCCTGGTGGTTTATTAAGTATTTTATCATATGGTTCAACTGATTTATTTTTAACAGGAGCGCCTCAAATAACTTTTTTTAAAATCGTATATAGAAGACATACAAATTTTAGTGTAGAATCAATTGAAATTGGTGAAAATACGAATGTTAATTTTAATGAAGAATATGAAGTAATAGTTGATAGGATTGGAGATTTAGTTGGTAAAACATATTTAAAAATAAAAATTCCAGAAGTATATTTTTCAAGGAATGAATTTGGATTACCAGAAGCAGATGCAAATTTTCCTAATATTGTTTATGATTATTATAAAATAGTTGAAACATTTATGCGATATAATATGAATGCATATAGAAAATGTTATGATAATAGTGAATTAGTTAATGTTTCTAGTACAAAATTTTTATCAGATATAAATACTGTTTTTTCAGGAGATGGTCATAAAGCATTGAATGATTATATAGAATTACAAGATAGTTTATTTCAAGATTATCCAGAAATAGCTAGTTTAATGTATAATTCAAATATATATAATATATATGTAAAATATCAAAATTCAAATATATCAAAAGAAATTTTATTTGAATATGTAAAAAATTGTGTTATATTTTCTAAACGTTGTCAAAGATATTTTTGGGAAAGTTATAATAATTTAAATCAAGAATTTATCAAAGGTTCAAGTAATAATTTAAAATTTGCATGGAATAAAAATATAGGACATAATATAATTGAATATATTGATGTAAAGTTAGGAGGTGATATTATTGATAGACACTATGGAGATTTTTTTGAAACAAATTATCAAATAAGAAAATTAAATGGAGTTGATATAACATATAAAAATATGATAGGAACACGAGAAGATTTAATAAAATATGATGAAAATATAAAACCAAGTTATTATATTACAATACCATTAAATTTTTGGTTTAATAAAAATATAGGTTCTGCTTTTCCATTAATATCATCTCAATATACAGATTTATCATTTAAAGTTAAATTTAGAAATATTAATTGTTGTGGATTAGTAGAATATATAGAATCTACAAATAATGAAAATTATACTTTAGAAGATTTATGGAATGATAAACAATATAAATTAGAAGTAAGTTTATTACAAGATTATATATTTTTAGATTATATGGAAAGAAGAAAATTTGCACAATCTTCACACGAATATCTTATAGAAAATATACAAACAACAACAGAAAGATTAACAAATTATTCTAGTGAAAATAATGTAGAAAATTTAACAAATGAATCTATTATTAATAATAGTATAAGTTTTAATGTTAATTTAGATTTTAAACATCCATGTAAACAATTAATTTGGACTTTACAAAAAGAAAAATATATTATAGATAAAGGTGGTACTTTAAAATGTATATTTAATAAATATTCTTTAAATTCAAGAGAAGATAAAGATACTATTATAAATTTTGATTTTATTTTAAATAGTTCAAATAGATTAAATAAAAAAATATGTACTGCTAAATATTTAAACTTAGTTCAAGGATATCAACATAATACACAAATTTCAGATAGTGGTATATATTCTTATTCTTTTTCACATTTTCCAGAAGAATTACAACCTAGTGGAACATGTAATTTTAGTAAATTTTTAGGTCAAAATATGGGTTTAGAAATTGATGAAAATATGTTTTATTATGCAAAATCAGATATAGACCCAACAATTGAATATAAATCTATAAATGATGTATTATATAATTACACAGATGTTATTTTAAATACATATGCCATTGGATATAATATTATAAGAATAAATGGTGGTTTTGCTGGTTTAGCTTTTAGTTTTACATAATTTGTATAATTTGTATAATTTGTATAATTGAAATAAACTAAGATAATTATATAATTATATAATAATATGTTATTATATATAATATATTATGGCAGGTGGATTATTACAACTTGTAGCAGTAGGTATTGATAGTATATTTTTAACTTCAAATCCATCAATAACTTTATTTAAAGTAGTTTATAAAAGACATACAAATTTTAGTATTGTAACAAGAATAAAACAAATACCAAATATTAAAGATTTTAATATGGAATGTACATATATATTACCAAAAGAGGCTGATTGTATTCATAAATCATGGTTAAAATTTAATATATCAGATATTAAAATAGAATATCCAAAATCTACTTATAAAAATATTAAAGAATTATGTGAAAAATATAAAATTTCTTATATAACAAATAAATCAGATGATGATATTATTTCATATAATGATTATAAAAATATAATTATACCAAAATTTCTAGATAAGATTGAAATTAGTACAAATGAATTTAATAATTATATTGATTATATAAATATTGATAATACATATAATACAACAATAATATCAGAAAAAAAAGAAAAATATACAAGTACTATTAAATATTGTCTTGATAAATTATATGATTCTTATAAAAATGATTTAGTAGATGGAAGTGGAAATTCAATGATATTTTATAAAATAGAATTAATAAAAAAAATGTTAAGTGAATCATTTTTATATTTTAATGATACAGAATATAATTATGAATTATTAGATAAGGGAGAATATTTATATACAAATTATACTTTTGATAATATTGAATATATATATAAATATGCAATAAATCGAAATGAAAATCCAACAGAAATTAATACAATAAATAATTGGGTAGACATATATATGGATAGATTATTTTTAAATGTATTACAATTAACTAATTTATCTGAAATATTTTTAATAGATTCTGATTCAAATAATTTACAAAATTTAAAATATAAAATATCTAAATTTATTGACACTTTAAACTTTTTGATATATAATTTATATAGAATATATAATAGTAAAAATATTAATAATTTATTAACATCTGATTTTGATAAAATAGAAACACAAATAGCAAGATTAAATAATTTATTACAATTAGTAGATTTACAAATAGATAAATTATCTAAATATAAATATTTAGATTATCAATATAAACACATATATGATTATAATAATATTGATATTGAAACATCATATGATGAAATATATCAATTACTATTTGATGAAAATAATAATTTAAAAGATAATGATATTACACAAAATTTATTAAATGATATTGGAATAATTTTAGATAATTTATTAATAAGAATGGATTATTCACTTAATAAAGTTAATATTTCAATTGATAGTAGTGCTGATTATTCTGAATATAGTAATCATGTTATTCAAAAATTTGAATATTTTTTTAATAATAATTCTACTTCAGTTACACAAAATAATAAAGATTTATTTAATGCATTAAATGCATATTTAAAAGATTTATTAAATACACCAGAATTTAATGAAAAAATATATACAGTAGACCAAATAAATGATATTTTATATAATGAATATTTAACAGAATTAACATATAGTATTTTAGGATTTAAAATATACGATGATGATTTTAATTTAATTGCATATGATACTTCTGATGATGGTGTAACTTTATCTACTAATGGTATTATATATACAAAAGATGAATTCTTTTTTAAAATAAAAATGATGTATTTATCATTTATTTTAATGTATATAATTGAAGCAGGAATACCATTTAATAAAAATATGGTTGATACAAGTAATAATTATTTAGGTAATATATATGATTTATCAAAATATTATGGAACAAAAATGATAGATTATTTTGATAAAATAATAGAATCAAATAAAAATCCATTAATACCAATCTTGAATTTTGATGAAACAAAAGATTTAACTACAAATTATAAATCATTAGATACATATAAAATTTTAAAAAAATTTCTTAAAAATACTGATATTATTTATAATGAAAATAGTTTTAATGATAATTTTGTTTATAAATTAACACAAACATTAAAACAAAATTTATTTGCAAATATACATATATTATATAATTCAATTATTGATAATGTTTTAACTGCTTCAAGACATAATGTAACACAAATAACAAGAATATCTAATACAACTGGAAAAGATTATATTTATAAAAATACTAATTTAAATGAATTAATAACAGAAGAAACAGATTATTATAAATTTTCATTTTTTAAAACATTTACAAATGAATCATCTGATACAAATAAATTTACAGAAATATATGGTACAAGTGACCCATTATTAAATGATAATTTTTCAAATATATTTAAAGTATATCAACAAAATAAAAATATATATACAACTTATTTTGCAGAAGATATAATAAATAATATAACTTTAATGAGTCATAATATTGCAAAATATTTTGAAAATTTATTTTTTACAGGATTTTTCAGTGATTATAAATTATGGTATAGATTACAATTATCAGGAGAATCTATGCAAAAAACATTACAAAATTTAACTTTTGATAAAGAAACTGGAAAAATAGTAAATATTCAATATTTTTATACTTCTGAAATTTATTCTGAAACAAATGATAGAGGATTTTTTAAACGTCCAGTATATCCAAGTGAAAATGATAATGATGAAATTGATTATTATATTAATGGAAATAATAATATCTTTGACAAATTTATAAGATTTTTAACAGATAAAACAAAAAATAATTTAGCTATTCTAAATTATATACCATTCTTAACTATAAGAGATTTTGCTACTGAAATTTATCAATTTATAATATCAGAAGCACAAAATACACAAAATGATTTTAAAAATATTATAAATAATATACATTTATTTGATTTTCGAGATTTAGATGAATATGATGTTCGAAATGTATATTTTAAACAAAGTATAATAAATGAAAATGAATTTCAAAATGATTTTTCTAAACAATCTATAATAAATGAAAATTTAACTTTTAAATATGAACTTTATAGAGAAGTAATATTAAAATGTCTTTTAAGAATTAATAGAGATAAAGATTTTCAATCTGGTAAATCAGATAGAGATTTTGAAGAACAAATTTTTGATGGTGATATATTAAGATTAGCTGATGAAAATTATATACAACAATTTACAGAAAAATATTTAAATACTTCAAATTTAGCATTATTTACAATATTTAGACCAGAAAATATGATTGACATTACTGAAGGATATAAATCAGAATTAGAGGTATCTGAACCCGAATATGATGAAAATGGTAATATTAATATTAAATATGTAGAAAAAAGTATATATATGCCATTAGTAAGGGGTATTATTGAAAGATATAGAATAAAATTTCTTGATATAATAAAAAAAAATTATGATGATGAAGGTAATTTAATTGATTCTAGTGATAATTATATTGATTCGAGTGGAAATAATTGTATTGGAGAATTTGGTGTAAAAAAATTAAAAGAATTTGTTAATAAAATATTAAATAATTATATAAAATTTGATGATAGTAATAACATTAATAATGATAATTTTTCATATAATACATATAAATCAAATGGTTATAGTTTTAATTTTATAGATTTTCAATCAATAAATGAATCTGATGTTGGTATAGGTGGTTTAACAAATTTAAAAATATTTAAAACAACGGAAAATAATTATATTCAAGCTGCTAGTTCAATTTATTCATATATTAATAAACAAATGATAAGAGAATATAATTTAATGTATAATGAATTATTATTATCAGATTCATATTATGAAGAAAATTTAGGAGAAAATATGGAACATTTATATTATTTTATAAAATCAAATTTAGTTGATGGTTCTGATAATAATATAAAATATTATCAAGATGACCAAATACAATATTTTTATACATATAAATATAAAAATGATGATGAATTTGACCCAAATAATAATATTAATAAAATATATTTATATGATACATCATTAGATACAATACCTACGACAAATTATACATTTCCAATAGTAGGTCATGGTTTTAATTATTATTCTTTTGGTGATGACATAACAATGGAAAAAAAAGAAAATAATATTTATGAAGTTTCTGTTAATCAAAATGTTTTTTATTATAAAATATATGACCCTTATTTTAATAATATGACATTATTTGATTATGAATATTTTATAATAATGTCTTTTTTAGGTTATGATATTAGAAGGTCTACAACGTATGACCAAATAAAAATAAAAACAGATTATGTATATAAAGTTCCACAATATATTCAATATTATTCAAATTTATTAAAAATAAGAAATAAATTTAAAGATGCTAAATTTAATATAATGACATCCTTAGAAGATATAATTAATACTCTGAATGATTATGATAAAGATACAAATACTTATTTATATTATTCTAAAGCAGAAAGTGTTATTGCGGATAGAGTTAAAACAAAATTATTGAATAATTATAAAGTATTAAAAGATATTATTAGAACAAATCAAAATTCAAGTATTGAAAAATTGTGTATATGTCAATTTATTCGTAAATATCAAGATATAGAAAATAATTTCATAAAAAATTATACAATTGATGGATTAACAAAATTAATATATACAGATAATATTGTTAGTGGTGAAGAAATATTAGATTCAAATATTTATAATGTTTTTGAAAATTCTTATAATTTTAAAAATGAAATTATACCAACTAATATTAATGATATGATAAATATATTTAATATATATATGGATTTTATTGAAACAAATTTATATAATATATTTACACCTATATATTTTAATAATTATCAAAATAAAAGTGATGTAGTTAGATTATTAATATTTACTCTTATAAATAATACAAGTTTAGATTTTTACATATATAATCAATATGATGGGTCAATTGATTCTTATAATAATGCTATTCAAGAATTATTAATAACAAATAAAATGAATAATTATAATTATATAAATTCAATAACAAAAAAAGCAAATGATTCTATAGAATTATCACCAAATACAAAAATAATATTCAAAAAAATATTATCATTTATTGAAAAATTATATATATTACCAGATTATTATAAAAATACAGATATTTTATATCATGGTTCTGAAGTTGATATATTATTTAGACATATTGTTAATCAAGACAAAGTTAAATATTGTTGGGTTCCAGAATTAGCACAATATTTAATAGAAAATATATCGTTGGAATTTGATGAAATATTAATTGATGAATCTAATTCAAATTTACGTAGTTTATTAAATAAATTAAGAAATAATTTTGAACATAAAAAAGGATATGATATAATGATTGGTAATACACATAAATTAAAAACATATAACGAAACAAATAAAGGCAATATTTCATTACGTCTACCATTAGAATTTTTTAATTATAAAGAAGTAAATTTATCTATACCGATGATAAATTTATTATATACGAAAGCCAAAATTAAATTTAAATTACGTAAATTAGAAGATTTATTAATATATGATACAAATGCAATAATAACAAAAAGACCAAAAATTTCAACATCTATAGAATTACAAAATATTTATTTAGAAGAAGAAGAAAGAAAAAAAATAAGCTCTTCAAAATTAGAATTTTTGATAGAAAAATTTAAACATTATGGTAAATATTATTATAATCATTCACATATTATAGATAATAAAATTAGAACACAATTAAGACCAACCGACCCTACAAAATATATATTATGGAGATTAAAGGTTGTTGATTTAAATAAAACTCTTTATAATTATATATGGAATAAAAATGGTTATAATATATATAATGAACACAATAAATTAAATGATTTTATTGTAAAAGGTTATGAAAATATTAAAACAATTGAAGATGTTAAAATATATTTTAATGGTTCATCTAGAGAACAAGGAAAAGCTGAATTATTTAATTTAATATTTCCAAATTCACGACAATTAGGAAGTTTAGATAATGATGAATATGTTTATGTTTTTGCATTATATCCATTATTATATCAACCAAGTGGATGTGCTAATTTATCTAAATTAGAAGAAGTAGTAATAGAATATACATTGACAGAAGAATTTAATCAAAAAATAAAAGATAATGGATTAACTATTGAATGTGAATATTGGACTTGTACTTATAATATATTAAGATATATAAGTGGAATGTGTGCACCATTGTTTTATTCATAAATTTTTATTTATTAAATTTTATTTATCAAATAACAATGCACCAAGTCCATTTCCAATTCTTAAAATATTATATGATTCAGCATAACATCTAAATAAACCTATATTATTTGCTGATAATATTGAATTAGTTTTTAATTTTATTTCTATTCTTTCAACTTTACTCATATTATAAGACCCTGTATGTTGAACAGCAGATGGATCTAAACTAAAAAAATATGAATATACACCAGAAGGAGGTTTATTAATACATTTCTCATAAATTTGATTAAAACCAAAATACTTAGAATCTCTATATTTTATTCTTTCTTTTTCATTACAAATGATAGTTGTATCTTTTATTAATTCATCATCAAAATTATATAATGGTTCATTAATTTTAATATTTTCTTCATAAGTATCATATTTTCTTTTATGTCTATATGATGATATATAATTATAATAATCTTTTGAATCATATAAATATTTTTGTTGTAATAACCAAATAATATATGTACATGGATTATCTATATTTACACGTATATTTTCTGTTGGACCTGTAACTTCATTATAATTAGTATAATATAATTGTTGTATTATATAATCATGTTTTGATTGAATAAATCGTAATCTTTCATCACTATCTATAAAAATATAATTAATTAATAAATATGTATCTCCAAGAGATAATAATTTTATTTTATTTGATGATTTATAAGTAGAAGGATTTATTTGAAGAGATTCAATATTATAAACAGCTGGTGTCGCGATAGAATTAAATGATTTACCAATAATATTATATTTATTTTTATTATCAATACTAGTTGGAGCAGTAAAATTATTTTTTGATATTAAATTATAATATAATCTTTTATTATATGGGTCAAAATCTATAAATATTCCAGAACTTATAACACCATTAATATTCTGTTCAATATATTCATATTCTTCAAAATTAACTAAATTATCACTACATATAATATAATGCGATGGAGACGTTATTAAACAATCAGACCAATCTTTAATTGATAAATTTATTTTTACATCTGAATATTCTAAACTTACTAATGGTATTGCATTTGAACTTGATCTACAAAACCAAAATTGTAATGGTATGTATAATTTATAAGAACTTTTAGATTCAGTAAAATCTGTTAATTCTGGTATATCTCCAATCATTTTTTTAAAACTTATTTCATTTGCTTTTAAATTAAACATTTCATTCCATAAAAACATCCATTCTCCATAATGTTTACATATTTGTCTAGAATTTATTTCAATACTTATTGTATCAATTAATGAATATCCTATACTTTTTACCCATGCATATTTAGTAATTCCATCTGTAGATTTTTTAATTTCAGGTAATGTTATTATTAAATAAGATTTTTCCATTAAATCGGCATTACGAGAAATAATCGCTGATACTTGTGTATTAAATTCTGGCCTTTGTGAAAAATTTTGTCTAATTTCTTCTCTTGAAAAATTTGTATGTCTTTTATATACTACTTTAAAATATGTTATTTGTGGGTCAGTTGTTAAAAATATATCTTCTATACCATATGCTACAAGTTGTAATATACTTCCTGTCATATTATTTATATTATTTAATAACAAAGTTAATTTTAAATATATTCTTATATTTAAAAATAATTATTTAATATTAATTTAAAGTGGTCTAATACCAGTTGTGCTAATACCAGCAGCTAAATTTACCATTGGATTAAATACTTGAGAAACAAGTGTTTCAATAAGATTTCTTTGATTTGTAGATGTTGAATTAATACATGATTGAAGATTTCTTACTTGAGAATCAAGAGAGATTCGGCTAGCACCTTTAACTTCATTAAGAGTGACTTGATTAATACCAGCTGTTAAAGCACTATTGAGTCTTGTAAATGCTTTAAGATCATTTAAAGCTGACACTAATTGAGAATGATTTTTCTTGAGTTGAGAAAGAGCACTTTCAATATGTTTTTTATCTTCATCAACAAGGTCTTTACCATTTTTCTTTAATTCATTAAGAATTTCACCATAAAGATTTTCTAATGCAACGATAGTTTCATCAACACAACCACCACCTCTAACATTATTAGAACCACCACGTAATAATCCAGCAGCACCAGCCATAATAAATGGATTACCAAAGTTCATATTAGCAAGACCTAATGGAGCACTTATAGATGAAATAAAGTTTTGTGGTAAAACATTTAATTGTTGAACAATTGAAGTAAGTTGGGTAGATAAAGCTTGTGCACGATTAATACCAGATGGTTTAATAAAATATTTAAGACCAGTTGAACTTTTAAGGTCTTTTGTTTTATCTGGAAGATCTGATAAATTTTTTGATTTTGAACCTAAAACTGAGATTATATCTGGATTTTCACGAATAATTTCCATCAAATTTCTAATATATTCTAGTAATTTTTTGTTATTTAATATAGCAGAAGCAGTTGCAATTGCTTTGTCAGAACTCATTTTTGTCATGAGTCTTGATTCAAGATTTCCACGCCATTCAAGATATTCTTCAATTTTACCATCATCATTGTTATCAACTAAAAATGAACCTAATATTTTTACAATAATTTGTGGATTCATTTTTTGAAGTTCACTACGAGCTACATTATAAATATCTGAGATAGAATATTTACTTAAGCAACGTGCAAGATTTTTTGAATCTCCACTTAATAAACATTCATAAACTAAATCACAAGGTTTTTTTGTATAAGTACCTGAACAACTATCGTTATCTTTAAGTGCTTCTTCTAACTTTGTATCATTAGGAACTACTGTTTCACCTTTTGTGTTTACTAATTCACCCTTTTCATTAACTTTATATAATTTTTCAGTAGATAAATCATAATAAGTATCAAGAGGTGTTGGTCCACTAGCTGAAGCAGTTGATGCTTTATGTTCAGCATATAAAAGATTTCTTAAAAATTTACCATTATCAAGTGTTTTCCAGTATTTTGATGATTCTTGATAAACTGTAGGAATATCACCACCAGTGAGTGTTACAATACCTTTAAAACCATTGTCATAAACTTGATGTAAATAATCAACTGGTAAAACTGTACCATCTATATTTTTCATTCCACGAGGTAAATATGGAAGAGTAGATTTAAATATAGTATCTGATTCTTTGTTCATCATATTTGTTTTTTTTAAATTTAAATAAGTACTTTTGGGAGATAATCCAGATGGTTGAACAGCGGGAAGTTTTCCTTCTTTAGTAACTAAATTTAAAAATGTTGTATAAAATTCACGTCCTTCTAATGACATAGAACCCCAATTATTATAAACATCATCTAATGCAGTATAATCTGCACGTGTATCATAACCTGAACGGCGTGTTAATAAGGGGTCAAAACTAGCATGTTTAGTTGCAGTCTCCATTATAAAGTCTTCAAATTCTGGTGCTAAAACCATTTTATCACCATCTGTTGAAGAACTATAATTTGCTTTTGACATAAGTTGAAAAATTGGTTCATTAAGAATTGTGTCTGGATTTTCTTTTGTATTTATTGAACTTCCAAAATTTGTTCCTTTGTAGTTGAGTGCTACAAAAAGTCTACCTTTTCCATCTTTAAAAAAATGATCTGTTTCATCATAGAAATTTCGGTAACCTGACATATCTGTATATATATCATTTCAGAAAAAAAATATTTATTATATTTTATATATTTTTAATTAAAATTTTTTTGTTAATTTTTTTGTTAATTTTTTTTGTTAATTTTTTCGTTAATTTTTTCGTTAATTTTTTCGTTAAATTTATGTTAAAATAAAAATATTTTTATATAATATTATATTATTAATTATGTTCTCTGTAAAACATGCAATAATTATTGGTGTAATTTTAATTATTATATATTTATTATATAATTATAATAAATCTAAAAAAGAAAATCAACAAAATGTATCTGAAAATCAATTAAATAAAGAAGAAAAAGAAGATAGTGATACAACTGAATATAATAAATTAGGTGTATATTATACAGATTGGTGTGGATATTCAAAACAATTTTTAAAACAATTAGAATCAGGATTATATGATGAACTTAAAAAAAATGATATTGATGTTGTTTTAGTCGATTGTGAAAAAAATAAAGATGTTTGTAATGCAATGGGTGTCGAAGGATTTCCAACTTTAATTTTACATACATCAAAAGGTAATAGAGTTTATAATGGTCAACGAGATTTAAATTCTATATTACAATTTGTTAAAGGATAATTCATAAATTTTTTTAGAAATATCAATTAATTCTTCTTTCATTTCTAAATATTTTAATAAATGTTCTTGAACATCTCCCATTCCATATACTGCTCCATAAAATCCTCCTGCAATAGCACCAACAGTATCACTATCCCCTCCATGTAGCATAGAATAATAAACTAATTTTTCCCATTGACCTTTAGAATCAAGTAATGCAAAATATGCCATTATTACTGCAGTTTGACCACTACCTCCAGCAATTGTTATAATATCATTTTGTGTATTAATCATTTTTTCTAAATCAATAAATAATTGAAATCTACTAAGTAAATTTATAGATGATTTAATTTCATATGGTTTTTCATTTGAATCAAACACAGTTTCAACAAATTTTTTCCATATTTTTATTGAATTTCTATAATCAAAATATATATTATCATCTTCTATATTTATATATTTTTTAACTTTAGGTGATTCATATAATTTTATTAACATAAAAGGCCATTTGTCTATAGAAATATTATTAATTGCTAATTTTATAAAATATGCTGTGGCTAATCCACCAAGAAATCCTATTGGTGAATTATGTGTTAATTTACTAGTTTCGATTGAATATTCAATTAATTTATCTAAATCGGAATCTTGATAAAATCTAATACCAATTGGTAATGTTCTCATAGCACATCCATTTCCTCCTGAAAAAGGATTATAAGGAGTACTTCTTTCATCGTTTTTTTCAGTCCAATTTTGTATTGCTTTTGCAGTCATTACACCAAATTCTCGTTGTAATTTATTATTTAATTGATAATTTATCATTTTTATTATTTCTTTTTTAAGTTTTATAATATGTTTTTCATTTAAAGTTTCATTATTTAAATTTAATATAAATTTAGCAATTTCATAATTAAGTAAAGTATCATCAGAAACTAACCAATTTTTTAAATTTATATTAGTAATACCACCTAGATTAACAAATTCTGAAATTATTTCTAAAGTTGAACGTATATCATTAATATTTAAATCAAAAGAATTAAATTCCCAATCACCATTCTTAAATCCAATAGTATCTCCTAATGCATGTAATAAAAATATACTTGTACATTTTTCAATTGTAAAATTTGTTTTCATATATAATTAAAATTTATAAAAAAAAAAATAAAAAAAATTGAAAAATAATAAAATTGCGATTATTTAATCTTAAAAATTTATATAGTTAAATTATAAAATGAATACAGATGATAATGAATTATTTGAAAAAATGACTGGTTCTGATAAAAAAGAAAAAAATGATAGATTAAAAATAGAAAAATTTGGTTTTGATTATTATAAAATTTTAGGTATAGATAAAGATACAAATATTAATGATATAAAAAAACAATATAGAAAATTATTAGCAAAATATCATCCTGATAAATATAAAAATCTTTCTGATAAAGAAAGAGTAATGAAAGAAAAACAATTTCAATTAGTACAAACTGCTGGAAAAGTATTGACAGATGAAGATACAAAAAAAATGTATGACCTTGAACAAAAAACAATTAAAAGTAAAAGTTTTATAAATCAAAAAAATTCATTTGAAGAATTTATAAAATTACAAGAATCTGGTATTTCAGAAGAAGGAAAAAAAAGAGCACAAATTGATTTTGAATCAGAAATGCAAAAAATTAATAAAGCAAGAGGATTTGATCCAAATAAAATGGATGAAAAATTAGATAAAAATGCTTTAAGTCGCGAAATAGATAATATTACAGCACAAAGAGATGCAGATTTAATAGAATTAAAACAAAGAAATTTATTTGAGGGAAAAACATTTAATCCAAATGAATTTAATAAATTATTTGAAAAAAATAAGAAAAAACAAGAAAAAATAGAAAAAAAGAAAAAAGAAAAAGGAGAAGTTGTTAGATTTGGTGAAGAATTTACAGCTTTTAATGATAATGGTTTGGAAAATTTTATTTCTGTTGATGCTGATTATTCTGAATTATTTGGTTCTGATAATTTTAGAGAAAATACATTTTATAGTAATATTAAAAAACAAGATAATTTTGATGTTGATGTTGATGTTTCTGATTTATCAGAAGTAGATTCTGATTATGATGATTCTTATGATAAACATAATGCTGACCGAGATATTGGTAAAACAGAAGATAAATTAAAACAAATGATGTTAGAACGAGAAATGTTTGACACATCATTAAAAGATATAAAAACTGCAAATTACAAAGATGTAATGAGTGATCAATTTGGTATATCAAAACAATTTGGAAAAATATTAGGAAAAGATATTACGTCTTCTTATAAACCAAAGAAACTTGATTCTGATATGATTAAAATTTATAATAGAATGATTAAAAATGATTCTGATTCTGAATCAGATTAATTTTTATAATATTTTTTAATAAAATCATAACCATCTTTAATCATTTGTTTTTTTTCTTCAACTGTTATTGACATATCAACTGGATTTCTTTTATTTACTGGAATATTATAGACAATATTTTTATAAATATCATTAGTATAATTATTATTAATAAAACCAAAAACATCTATTAAATTAAATATATATTCTTGTATATTATCTATAGGAGAATTTTCTACTAATGGAATAATATTTATACCAATACTTTCATTTAATTTATCTTTTACATAATCAATCGGAAAATTATCTAATAATCCACCATCTACATATATTTTATCATTATATTTTACAGGAGGATATAATAATGGTATTGATGTTGTCATTCGCATTGCTATATATAATGGTAATTCTGGATAAGTTTCATATGATATATATTCTGATTTTTTTGTATTAACACATGTTGTTACTAAAATTATTTTTTTCTTTGTTTTTTTATATAATTCTAAAAGTGTTATATCATAATTTATATTTTTTTTTTCTATAAGTTTTTTAAAAACAAATAAAAAATTATCACAATTATCTATCGAATAATTTTTAAAAAAATTTGTTAAATCATAACTATTGTTTAATTCAAAATCAAATAATTTTATAAAATTATATAATTCAGTATATGTATATCCAATACTTAATAAAATTGAATAATAACCACCAACTGAAGTACCAATAAATGTATTTATATTTTTTAAAATATCTATTTCTTCAAAATATTTAATAACACCTATATATATAAATCCTTTTATACCACCTCCTGCTAATACTAAAATTGATTTATTTAAATTATTATCTATTTTTTTTGTTTTTTTAACAATATTATTTATTTCATTTTCTATAGATTTTGTTATATTTTTTGATTTTAATAAATCCATAAAACTAATATAAATTAATATTAGTTAATATATTCAATTATTAATATTATCGTATTATATATTATATGGAAAATAAAGTTTTTAGACAAATGAATATAGAAAACTTAATGCCATCAAATAATCATAATTATAATCATAACAAAGGTATTTTGAGTGTTGATATGATTTCTAATGGAAGTAAAATAAATGTTGAACCTGATAGAGATTTTGATTCAACTAAATTATTAAATAATATTTATGAAAGACGACAAAAAAAAAGAAATTGGTTGGTTGATATGTATAATCAATGTTGTGCTAAAATAAAAGATTCTGATGATTTAGGTCTTACTGATATTATTTTCACTTTACCAGAAATTATAGTTGAAAATTCTTCTTATAAACATATTGAAGCATTAGAATATATTTCTAAAAATTTAAGAGACCAAAAATTAGATACATATATTATTGATTATCGTAATTTATTCATTACGTGGAAATATCTTGAACTAAATCTTATAAATAAAAATTGAAATTTTTTAATATTTGATATATACTTATATATATATTAATTTATTAATTTATATATTATGGAAAATGAATTGCAAACTACATGCCAAAAAGAGGCTATGATTATTGCAACAAAAAAATCAAAAATACATCAAAAACAATTAAAATATCAAATTATTCAAAAATTAAATGAAAATAATATTGATGATGATAATATTGAAACATTTTTAGAAGATTTTTATAAATATATTAATGATATTGTTTTGATTGTATGTCATGGTACTTTTACATTAAAACATTTATTGGATGACCCTTATGTTAAAAATTGTTTTGACTTAAATAATAAAGATTCTGGATATTTTACGTATAGAAGAAACAAAGAAAATAAGTTATTTAATAATAAATATATTGATGATAAATTTAGACCAAAATATGCATCACTTAATATTTCAAATAATAAATCAGGTAATCCGTGTTGTTTTGGTTATGGAAAAAATGTAATATTCTTTAATAATAATATTAAAAAAATTTCATCTTTTGTATATGGTAACAGTGAAGCACATATGTTCTATTTATGTACATTTGATTTTCCGAATGCACTATTATTTCATTTAGATAAAGAAATAACACAACTTAAAGATATAATTTATGGTAAAACTCATAATTTATCTAAATATATTGAAGTTCAAATACATGGGAATATTAATATTAATGATTGTGTTGATAAAATTATTATTGATAAAACAAATCCAAATAATATTAATTATATTAAAGAATTTAATATTAAATATCCACATATTCAATTAGAATTAGTATAAAAAAATTGCAAAATAAATTATTTTAAGAATAATTTACATGGTGAATATACAAAATATGATAAATATGGTAATATATTATTGAAATTGGATAAAAAAATAGAAATTGATTCAAATGCATATACTACAGATGAAGATGAAAATTAAAATGATGAAGATGATAATATTTAATTTTTATATCTTAATAAAATATCAAGCATAAATATTATAAATATACCAATTATTAAAAATAAAACTATTTCTTTTATATTTATTTTTGATTTCTTTTCGATATTATTCACTATATTGTCAACATCATTTATTTTATTTTTTTTAATATTATCATTTTTATTTAAAAAATTCATTAATTTATTTTTACAATTAATACATTTTTTTATATGTTCGAATATATTACAATCATTTTTTGAACAATCATCATAATTAATAGATTCTACAATTTTATTAAATTTAACATTTTTTTTATTTTTTCTACTATCAAGATATGAATCGATTGATTTGTCATCAAAAAAAGAATCAACTGATTTATAATCTATATCTGATATTGAATAATCTGTAATAGTATTATTTGTTTTATCTGTAATTGTATTTAATGAATTTTCTGTAAATGTATTAGAATCATCATATAGACCATTATTATAATTTTTATTCATTGGTAAATAACTAAATTTATCAGAATTTATAACTGTATCAATCTGATTTTTCCATAATTCTTCTTTAGTATTATAATCATTAGCTACTTTTTTACATAGTGATGTTTTTTTATTGTTTATTTCTCTTGCAAGTTTATCTAATTTATCTGTTTCATCATTATTATAATTTATGTTATAATATTCATTCATTATATAAAATAATATATATTTTATTGCGATAATAATTAATGCGTATTTAACTATATAATACTTTCTAATTAATAATTATACAATGTCATATGAACAAACGGATGGAACAAATATGTTAGTTGATATGTTAGCAAATTCTGAAAAATTAATTTCTGAAAATAATAGATGGTTTCCAAATGGAAAAGATGATGAATTAGATGATGATATTAATAATTATGTTACACATAATGAAATACCTGTAAATACTGATAATAAAAATAACAATAATAATAATTTTAATAATAATTTTAATAATAATACAGAAAATAAAACATTTAATGATAATAATAATGATGAACAAAAACCAACAAGTAGTACTAATAAATTTATTGATGAAGAATATGAAAATTTATCACCTCTTGAAAAACGTTTAAGAAGACTTGATATTATGAGATCACTTGGTGAATTGAGAGATTTAGGATGTAAAGTAACAAATTATAATATTGATGATGATTATTATATGATGAAATATGAATTAGATTTACATAAAAGTATTCGTTCAAAAAGAAATTGGTTGGGTTTATATTCTCATATGTTAATTGGTGCAGTTAAAGGTGTTGAATTATTAAATAATAATTATAATCCTTTTGATTTTTCATTAAAAGGTTTAAGTGATGAAGTTTCAGCAGATAAAAATACTTATTATGAAATATTGGGTGAAATTTATGAATATCATAATGTACCTGGAAAAAAAATGAATCCATGGTTTAGATTAATGGTATCTTTAATTGGCGTTGTTGTTGTTGTTGGTGGTAAAAATAATGCACATAAATTTATTCCAAATAAATCTAAAGAAGTTGAAGAAGATGAAGATTTTATTGAAAAATTAAGAGCAAAAGCGGCTAAAGATTCTCAATCACAATCACCAAATAGAAATAATTTTAATCAAAATAATTCTAATCAAAATAATTCTAATCAAAATAATTCTAATCAAAATAATAATTCTAATCAAAATGATTTAGATAAATTTATGGATAAACAACATCAAAATGCTGTACAAAAAACAAAAGATCTTGAAGAATTAAAACGTCAAGAATTAGAATATCAAAAATATCAACAAATGTTATTGAATAATAAAAATAATTTTAATAAAATGAAAAATAGTTTAGAATTAACCGCTACTGCAAAATCTGAATTATCTAAAAAATCACAACGAGAAATTTCAGATTCAATTAAAGAATCTATTTCAAAATTAAGTAAATCTTCTAAATCTTCTAAATCTTCTAAATCTTTTAATAAAAATAAACAAAAAGATACAATATCTGAAATATCTACGGATACTACAAATACTACAAATACTACAAATACAACTAAAAGCACTGTATCACAAATATCAATTAATAAAAATCTTGCAAATAAATTAAAATTAAAATCAAAAGCAAAAGATAAAGAAATAACTATAGACCAAATTTCATTTGGTTCTAATAAAAATAAAAAATAAAATTGAAAAAAATATATTAAACGATTTATAGACTTATCATATATTAATATATATAATGTCTTCTTTAATTAAATCTGAAAAACGTAGAGGTAGACCTTCTAAAATTATTAAACAAGTATCAATATCAAAAACAAAAAAAGTAGAAAAAAAACAAGAAGAAGAACAATTAGTTCTATTTTTACCATCTTATGACGATGAACAATCTAATGAAAAAAGTGACCAAAAAAAAATAATAAAAAAAGAAGTTGAAACTACAGAAAATAATTTTACTTCTTTTGATTCTTCAGAAAATGATAGTGCAACAAATATGAGTGAAAAGTTAGAATATTTATCAGAACAAAAATATGATAAAAATAAAATGAATTTAGAAAAACTTTTAGAAGAAATACATAAAAGAGATTCTATGATAAATGCATTAAAATCAAAATTAAAAGATAAATCAATATTTAATGAAAATATATTAACTTTAACAAAAGAAAATAAAAAACAATTAATAAATTTAAATTTAATATCTATAAATAATAATAAAATAAATATTTGTGAAAAAACACATATTGCTTGTTGGTGGTGTACTTATAATTTTGATTCTCAACCATTATTTTTACCTAATAATTATAAAAATAATATTTATTATGTATTTGGTAATTTTTGTACATTTTCTTGTATGTTGTCATATAATGAAAATATGGATGATTATAGAAAAAATGTTAGAAATGTTTTAATTAAACAATTATATAGAGAAATTTTTAATTGTGATGATATGAATATTAAAGCCGCTGGACAAAGAGAATTACTTGAAAAATTTGGTGGTCCAATGTCTATTACTAAATTTCGTGATTCACATATTGTTTCAAGAAAAACATTCAAAATAACTATACCACCACAAATTCCTTTAATTTCTGATGTAGAAGAAATTGTTTTAGATAAAAAATAATTTTAATATTATTTTCAATATCTTGATATTTTGTTTTTTGTTTGTATAATATTAAAATATTTTTTATAGTATTTTTTGAAAAATTTATTTGATTTATAAATTTTAAATTTTTTATATCATCTTCATTTTTTTTAATAATATATAAACTTCCGTTATTTTCAAAAACAAATAAATTATATTTTTCATTATAAATTCTTTTTTTATATTTTATATTTAGTGTGAATAATTAAAAAAAACTATCATAACATTTTATTTCATATATTTCACATAATTATATTTTATTATGTTATTTTTTCATTTTTTTTAACTTTCTTAATTTTTTCAATATTTGTAATATTTATTTTTTTTTTACTTTTAATTTGTTTTATTTGTAATTCTGATTCTGGAATTGCTTTTAATTTTTCTTGATAATGTTCTGGAATATTCCCTTCAAAAATGTGATGAAATCCTTGTAAATATGCATCACACACATCATCTATTTTATTATCATTTGTTTTATTTATATTATTTAAAATTTCTTTTTCATCTTTTGTAATTAAAGCATTTACATATATTGACCCGAGACCTTTTTCAATAGAATAATATTCTCTTTCATTTTTTGCTTTATCAAGTGCTGTTTTTGTAGTTTGTTTTGAAACTTTTAATTTATTTAATGGTGATGCAAATTTAACAAAATTAATTTTATTTTTATTATCATTAATACCTCGAATTATAAAATATGTATATAAAGCTGAAGCTATAGTTTTTATAGTTGGATTTTTTAAAGCAGGTTGATTTTCAATCCATACACCTTCTACATCAAGAAAATCTTTATTTAAATCTAATTTTCGTGTTAATTCTGAAATTAATTCTTGCATTGGTTGTTGTGTACAATTTTGCCCAGTTATTTTTTTTGGTTTAAATTGTGTTAATACTTTTTTTGATAAATTTTCATGCTTTTCACACCACGACCATTCATCTCGATTAAGAATATTTATATATGATTCTTTATTACATTTAACACAATTATATGTATTAATTTTTATTGGTTCGATTTTTATTTTTAGCGAATGTGCTTTACAACAAGATATTTCTTGTTTAGAATCAAAAATTTTAAATCTTGCTATTTTACCACATAATTTTCCAGTTCTTAATTTAAATTCACATATTTCTCTTTTATCTACTAAATTTATTATTCCCATTTGTAATAATTTACATTCATCATTATTTTTTTCTAATAAAGCATAAGCCATATTTTTTATACCAACATCCCAAGAAAGATATTTCATAATACTATATCATATTATCAAGTTAAATAAAAATTGATTTTTACACATATTATAATGTTTAATGTTATATTAATTATATATTATACTATATGAATAAAGAACTATTACAACAAAAAATATACGATGCTTTAGATATAAAAAAATTACCAACTGATGTTATTATATCTACTATTACATTGTGTTGTGAAGTAGATATACAATTTAATGTTGAGAATATTGCAAGATATGTAGAATTAAAACAAAATGGTATTGTGAATATATGTTTTGGTAAACAAGGAGACCCCAATACAAATCGTTCTTTAAATTTAAAGAAAAAGAAAAAGAAAAAAATTAAAAATAATAATAAACAAAAAAGAGAATTTCAAAATCAAATTTCATTAGATATTATGGTTGAGTCAAAACCCTTAAAACCAATAAATATTAAATTATTTAAAAATGGTTCAATACAAATGACTGGATGTAAATCTATTGATAATATTGTTGATGTTATTATAAAAATTTTTACTGAATTAAAAGTTATAAAAGGAATAGTTTATAAAATTAAAGATAAATATGAAATAGTTGAAAAACCTTTTGTAAATAATACATCTAAATTAATATTAGAAAATATTAAAAATATTAAAATTGGTATGATTAATGGTAATTTTACATATCCTAATCATATTGATAGATTAAAATTATTCAATTTATTAAATCAAGATAATATAGAATGTAGATATGACCCATCAATTCATGCTCCTGTAAATATTAAATATATTTGTGATAAATGTATATCATTATTAATTTTTGAAGCTGGTTCTATTTTAATAACTGGTGCAAAAAATTGTAATCATATTTTAGAAAGTTATAATTTTATAAATAAATATTTATTAGAAAATCATAGAAAAATTATGAAATCAACTATTACTTCTAATAATATTCAAAATTATTTAGATAGTAATTCTACCGATATTCCTTCTGAAACATTATTTTTCTCAAAAAGTAAACGTGGGCGTAAACCTAAAATTAAGACCAATATAAATAGTAAAATTGTTAATATTAATAATGATAATGATAATATTGATAATATTGATGATGATGAAATTAATGATGCATTAAAAATATTATGTGAATAAAAAAATTGAAAAAAATAATATTCTGATAATTTCATCATATACAACGTTAATAATATCATTTATTAGCTATAATGGGTAATAAGTTTTCTAAAAAATGTCCAATTTGTAATGAAGAAATAACCAATTATAATTATATTCAAAAAATGAAATGTTGTAATAATTTTATTTGTAAACGTTGTTTATATCAATGGTTTATAAAGAATTATTCTTGTCCATTTTGTCCAGATATCAATGCTTCAGAATTTGCTAAAAAGTTTACTTACAAATATGCTATAGAATATATTTTTGTTTCTTGGTAATAATAATTGTAATAATAATAGTAATGGTAATAGTAATAATAATAGTAATAATAATAGTAATAATAATAATGGTAATAATAATTTTATTTTATTTAAAAAAAATTGAAAAAAGTAATATTTTAGTAATCTCATTATATATAGTTTTATTATCATCCATTAACCAAAATGGGCAATAAGATTACTAAATCAAAAAATAATAGTATTGAGAATAACGATGATGATATTAATACAAACAATAATATTGATGATAATGTATTTGAATGTCCAATTTGTTTCAATATAATAATTAATTCAAATGATATTAAAAAAACTATTTGTAATCATTCTTTTTGTAAAAAATGTTTAAATCATTGGCTTGAAAATAATAGTTGTTGTCCATTATGTAGAATAAATATAAATATTAATGATTCTGAAAAACAAAAACAAATAAAAACAAATTATTTCAAGGTTTATGAATATAATGGACATATTTTCGAAGGTCGATTATATTATTCATTTCTTGATGAATTTGGAAATTATTATTATGGTTTCATAATTGATGAATATTCAAGTCCCAAACTAATAGGTGTATGGAGTCATTTAAGCACTATGTATCAATTATAATTTATTTTATATTTTTTTATCAAAATTAAAAAAAAATAAATTAGTTATATCATGGTAAATTTGATATATAAATATATTTAATTAAAAATACATGATTATTATAATTTTTTTTATTTTATTATATAATATATGAAAAAAATTGAAGATATGAAAAACATTAAAGATATGAAAAATATTGAAAATATGAAAAATATTGAAGAAATAAATGATCCAAATTATTATTTACATCCAATATATGATTATTGGATATTGACATCACATAATACATATTTACCATATGATCAATATATGTCAGATTCAAATATGTGTTATTATAATTTAATTTTAAATATATTTATGGGTGGTTCTATTGAAATTGATTTGTATGGAATATATAAAAATAAAAAAAGTGAATATGATATTAAAATAAGACATTCATCAACAAAACAAAAATTTTTAAAATTATCTAAAGTACTTCAAAAAATTGTTACAATTATGAAGGAAAAATATAATTTAAAAAAAAAATATCCAAAAATAAAATATCCAATTGGTCCTTTAATCATAAGTTTTGATAATAAAAATTTATTTAATAAAAAAAATTCTGATATTAATCATCCATTACATCCTCAAAATATATTCTGGAAAATATTACAAGATAATTTATTAAAATATGATGATAAATTATGTAATAATAATGAACAAAATATTAAAATAAATTGTCCTTGGATACAAATTATTTCTGAAAATACATTAGATTATAAAAATATAATATTATCAGACTTAGATATGAAAATATTATTAAGAGGTAAAGAAAATTTAAATTTAAAAAGAGATTTAAAAGAAAATTTAAAAGGAGGAAGTATTGAAAAATTATTTATACCACCACCGAATAATGATAGATTTAAAGGATATAAAAATATATTTAACCATTCAACAAGATGGTTTCATATATCAAATACTAAATTAAATTCACTCGAAAAAAAAAATACTACAGATATAAATATGTCTGAATCTATTGCATCATATGGTAAAAAAATTTTAGGTGGTAATGAATCAGAGAATATTAAAAAAATAGAAAATGAACATTCTATTTTTCCCTATGTAATTGAAAATACAAAATCAAATTTGATAAGAATATTTCCAGATGGAGGAAAAATATTATCTCAAAATTATGATAATTTAGGATATCTTATGAATGGATGTCAACTTGTCGCATTAAATTTACAAACATTTGATAAATCATGGTGTCAAAATATGGCAATTTTTAATCCAGATTTTTTTTTATATGAACATGAACATTTTGATAAAAATTTAAATAAAGATGAAAAAGCAATTGATGTTTCTAAACATACATCTAATACAAAATCTTATGTATTGAAACCAAAATGGTTACGTGATAATAATATTAAATATCCAGAAAATCATAATATATCTCTTCAAATTCAAATTCATAAAAATATTGAATCAAAAGATAAAATTAAATTAAATATAGAAATTGGTAAAGAAAAAATAAAATACGAAGAATTAAATACTGATACTAATATTAATATTGGTAATGTAAAATTTAATAATATCAATGTTACATTACCAATTTTATATATAAAATTAAAAATAAATAAAAATAGATATATTGGAGCATATTTATTAGAATGGGATTCTGATAATTTAAAATCAAATAATATAGAATTTTATTTACATAACTTAAATAGTAAAAAAAGTATTGGTAGTAAAGTACAAAAGCAAAATATTTATTATAATAATATTAAAAATATTAAAAATGATGATGAATATAATATATGCGATAATGCATTTTTTCATTCACTTGATTCAATTAAATGCAATATTACAGATATTATATGGACACAAATCACATATCAACGAAAAATTGAGAAAAAAAAGAGAAGAAAAAATTAATAACTAAAATAAATTTATTAAATATTGTATTTAAAAAAAATTGAAAAAAGTAATATTTTGATAATTTCTATATAAATCATTAATAATATTAATTAACCAAAATGGGAAATAAGATTACTAAATCAAAAAATAATAGTATTAAAAATAATAATATTGATAATAATATTGATTATAATAATATTGATGATAATAATATTGATAATAATATTGATGATAATAATATTGATGATAATAATATTGATGATAATGTATTTGAATGTATAATTTGTTTTAATAAAATAATTAATTCAGATGATATTAAAAAAACTGTATGTAATCATTCTTTTTGTAAAAACTGTTTAAATCATTGGCTTGAAAATAATAGTTGTTGTCCATTGTGTAGAAAAAAGTTTAATGGTAATAATAATAATAATGGTAATGATATTAATCGATATTATAAAGTTCATACTTTAGAAAATACTTTTGAAGGTTATTTAATTGATATATATTTTAATAGTCTAACTGGTATTACTTGTTATACTTTTATAAATATTCAAAATTCCAAATATCCTATTGGTGATAGAGTATTTGTATTTGATAATCTTTCTACTATGTATCAAATATAATTTTTTTATTTAAAAAAAATTGATTTTTTATCTTATTAAACTAATAACTATTATATTATTACTATTATACAATGAAACTAGATAATGATATTAAACTTGATTTTTCTGATGTTTTGCTCTTACCAAATTGGTCTGATATAAATAGTCGTAATGATGTTTTTATTGAAAGAGAATTCAAATTTAAATATTCTCCATATGTTTGGACAGGTGTACCAATTATTGTTAGTAATATGGATACTACTGGTACTATCGAAATGGCTAGAGTTTTACAAAAATATAAAGTTTTAACTTGTTTGCATAAATTTTATAATGAAGATGATATACCGGAAGATTTAGATAAAAATTATTATATGATATCAACAGGTACATCTAATGCTGATCTTGAAAGACTTGATAAGATTATTAAAAAACATAATCCATATTTTATTTGTATTGATGTAGCAAACGGTTATCATAAAAAATTTATTGATACTGTTAAAGAATTACGAAAACTTTATCCTGATAAAGTTCTTGTTGGTGGTAATGTTGTTACAAATAATCTTGTTCAAGAATTGATTTTAAATGCTGGTTTAGATATAGTTAAGGTTGGTATTGGAAGTGGGTCAGTTTGTACTACTCGTCTTCAAACAGGTGTAGGGTATCCACAATTTAGTGCAGTTGTTGAATGTGCAGATGCAGCGCATGGTATTGATGGACATATTATTTCTGATGGAGGTATTCAAAATGTTGGTGATATTTCTAAAGCATTTGGTGCTGGAGCAGATTTTGTTATGTGTGGTAGTATGTTTGCAGGACATGATGAAAGTGGAGGAGAACTTGTAGAAATCGATAATAAAAAATATAAAGTATTTTATGGTATGTCATCATCAACCGCAATGAATAAATATCATGGTGGTGTAGCACATTATAGAAGTGCAGAAGGAAAAACTGTAAAAGTAAATTATAAAGGACCTGTTGAAGATACTATAAAAGATATTTTAGGTGGTGTTCGTTCTACAATGACTTATATTGGAGCAAAAAAAATAAAACATATCCCTAGAAGTGCAAATTTTATTAGAGTTAATAATATTGTAAATAAAATTTATAATGGTAAAGAAATCTAAATAAATTTAAATAAATTTGTTTATTTTATCATAAAATTTATCATATGATTTTTTATTTAGATGTATTTTATCTTCAAAATATGATTTATCATAATGATTTGGTAGAATATCATTCCAAAAATCTTTTAAGAAATCATGTTTTAATACTTCTTCTAATTTTTTGTTTAGATTTGTTATAATTTCTGGATTTATTTCATCAAAATAATATAGTGGTATATATTTTATACTTGAATTTGGACATATTTCTTTTATTTTTTTATAGATTATATTGATATTTTTTACAATTTCATCAATATTATTTTTTTTTACACTAAGATTATTTGCACCAATTTCAAATATTACATTTTTTATATTTGTAAAATTAGGATTAGATTTATAATTTAATCTATAATAAAGATGTTCTATTTTATCTCCTCCTTTTGCAAGTATCAATACATTTTTATTAAATTGTTTGTTAGCATACCATTCAAATCTTTCAATTATTGAATCACCTATCAAAAGTGTATCTATATCTTCATTGTAATTTGCAATTTGTTCCAAGTGTCTTAAATGAGTTGCATTGCGGTATTTTTCATCCATTTTATGTATTTATTATTTAATTTAATTAATTTATTATATTTATTAAAAGTTTTAGAATGTTTAATTTTCAATTTTTATTCAAATACAAAAATAATATAATTTATACTTTTTTATTGAATAAAAAAATTGAAAAAATTATTATATTGATAATTTCATTGGTATATTATATTAATTAAACATTAACAATGCAAGAAATTAGAGAATATCAACATTGGATTGATGATTGTCTTGTATATAAACAAGAAAAATCTGATATAGATAGTTGTAGAATTTATTCTGTAAATAATGATAAAAAAGAAGGTTGGATGACATATTATTTTGATATGGATTCTGAGAACCAAACTATTATTAAATTTTATTATATTAATAATGAAATTACTGATTATGAAATTGTTAAATTTAATCATAAATATTTTTCTGAAACAAATAAATTTAATATAATTGTTCATTTTTATACTTATTGTCATCCAGATATATTTAATGAAATTGTTGAATATTTTATGAAAAATCATAAAGAAATATTTAATATTTATGAACAAGATAAATCACCTATTATACTCGTTATTCAAAATTGTAATGAAGAGTTAATAAGAAAAATGTGTGAAATATGTATAGAAAATGATTATGATTTAACTTGTAATAAACGAGAAGGTATTAATTTTAAATATCATATTGAACAAAATAAAAATTTTTATGAATATGTTGATAAATATTCATATGATGATACAAGTGATGAAAATTATATAAATGTGTTGGAAAAATTTCTTATTGATTGTCTAAATAAACAAAAAATGAAACGTTATAATAAATTTTTAGAAGAAAAAAAATGAAGATTCTAGTGATGATGAAAATAGTTCTGATTTTGATTCTGATTCTGATTCTGATTCTGATGATAATTAATTTATAGAATATAAACAATGAAATGATAATAATTATATATAAAAATATTAAATTATTAAATTAAATCTACAATTTTTTGTGCAATAATCCAACTAAAAACCATGATTATTGTTTGTTGTATAATACTAGAATCATTTATTTTTGTTCCTAAAAAACTAAAATCTTTTATTTTTTTATTTAATAATTCATTTATAATAGTCAATGCTGTAAAATTATAAAAAAAATAAAACAAAATAAAATTAAATTAAATTAAATTAAATTATTTAATTCTTCTATTTTTTCTTTTGCCAGAGTTAATTTATCTCGAATATTCATTTGCATAGATTTAGTTGTAGACCATCTTCTTTTATCTAATTTTGGATGTTTTTCTATATTAAACCATTCTCTAAATTTATCTTTATTTTCTCCATATTTTTCAGAATAATATATAACATATTTTGGTAAATCTGTTTGTTTCAATCCATCTGGTAAAGGTTTGGCATTATATTGTCTACTACATTTATCACGATTACTATTTTGTTCTGATTGTATTGCAAATCTTAAATTTTCTTTTCGATTATCTAGTTTATTTCTATTTTTATGATCTACAGATAATGTTTTATATTTTTTTTCATTATGTTTTTTACATATTACTTGATGGAGATAATTCATATTTGATTTACAATCAGGATACTTACGAGTTGTAATATATCCTGTTGCTCGGTGAAGATACCAAGATGGATAATAATTTTCTTTGGGATTTATAACATCATTATAATCTTCAACTGAAAAATATGTATAATTATTATTTCCACAATACATAATAAAATATTCATTTGCATCTATGTCGGTTACTTTCCAATGTGGATTTTTAACATATCCAGTTCCATTACCATTTGTTATAATATGACCAGGATATGATTTATCTATTACTATTTTTTTTGAATCTGGTAATTTAAATTCTTTACTATTAAAATCTTTCCATATTTTTTTAATAAATTCATTTCGACTTTTATTTGAATTTTCTTTGAATAATTCAATATTTAATTTTTTATAAATATCCATTTTTGATTCAGTTCTCGATTCACTTCTTGAATTAATAATAACTTTATAATTTGTTAAATCATCTTCATTATCATCTTCATTTTCATCATCTTTGTCATTTTCATCATCTTTATCATTTTCATCATCTTTGTCATTTTCATCATCTTTGTCATTTTCATCATCTTTATCATTTTCATCGTCACTATTATTAATATTATTTTTACTGTCTAGTATTATTTTTTTTGTCAATTTTATTTGTTGGTCAAATTTACAATTATCAATTAAATTATTATTTTCATTTTTAATTAGTTTAATTTGATTATTTGGTTTAATTTGATTATTTGGTTTAATTGGTTTAATTATTTTTTTGGTATTAATTTGTGTAATTTGTTTATTTGGTTCATTCAGATTATCAAAATCTATTTGTTTAATTTGATTATCTGGTTTAATTATTTTTTTGGGTTTAATTTCTTTAATTTCATCATTTTGATTACTCGAGTTTTTCTTTGTGATTTTTTGATTTTTGTTTCCTTTTTCCATTTCTAATAATATAATAATAGATAAATATTATGTAGAATTCACGCAATTAAAAATTCAATTTTTTTAATTTAATATAAATCTATATTAAATTAAAATCTATTTTTTTAAAAAGTATATATGTAATATTATTTTAATGTTTTTAATTTGCATAAGCGAGACCCCCCATACCGCTCATTATTCTGAAAACATTGTAAGAGAATGCGAAAATCCATAAATTGGAATCTGATACGACATCAAGTGAGAATCTACGGTCTCCACCATTTGTAGTATTAAGCATATCACGGAATTGGAGGTGGAGTAAGGTAGTATCGATTCTTGAAAGATTGGCAGTACCACTTGGTTGATGTTGTTCGGGGTTAAGACCGAATGAATATACATTGACACCATCAACTGGAGTATGTGTGTGGTGTTGAGCTGGTTGAACATAGTTAAAGTATGAACCTTCTTGTTCATCAAATCTGTCTTGTCCATTGAGTTGGAGTTTAGCTTTGTAAACTGGATTACCATTACCAGCTAAATCAAGACCGTAGTTGAAATGTTGGTTTACAGTGACATCATTTACTTTATGAGCTGTTGCACGACGATCAGTTACTAATGCATCTCCAAGAGGGAAAGATACATTAGCAAGTGAAAGTGTATGACGAGTAACAGTTACATCATTGATTGATATTGCTCTTACGGTTTGACTACCTGTACCACTAACAAAAACATTTACAGTAACTTCAGCGATATCAGAACATACATTTGTAGTACCATATTTAAGTACTTCACCATTAACCCATAAACCATCACCCTTGTAAGAAGCATCACTTTCATTTGAAACAACAAATGTAAAAGTTGTTGATTCATGAGTAACATTAATAATACCAACAGAATTAGCAGCTACATCTTCAGCATCATTATTCGAAGTATCAACATTTACCGATCCAGTAGTTTCAACAGTAGAAACCATACCATAAGCAAGATTTCTAGCAGCATCTTCTAAAGTTTGTTCAGCAGATGTGTGGTGATGAGCAAGATATTTTTGACCATTGGCAAATTTACCAACACGTGTAGCCCAGATGAGTTCTTTGCATGGATGATTAAAGTCAAGTTTAACTTTTTGGTTAGCACCTGTTACTGATTCAGTGTTGCCAAATTGAACTTGTTCAATAAGGTATTCGTGACCAACTTGAGCCATACGTCTGCGTTCTTCTTGGTCAAGGTAGATGTAATCTACGAGGATGCTTGTATCAGAAAGATTTGCAGATGGAAGTAATGGTGCTGCTGAACCAGTGTAGCAAACTAAGTTAGCAAATTGTTCAAATTGAATATTAAAACGAACTTCGTGATATTGAAGAGCAATAAGTGGAAGAGCTAAACCAGTATTGCGATTAAACCAGAATTGAAGTGGAATGTAGAGTGTGTAAGCTTTAACACTTGAAGCAAGAGTTGTGCATTCTGAAACATCACCAATCATCTTAGCATAACCACGTGATTGTTCTTCAGTGTGGGTAAGTTCATACCATAAATCATACCATACACCCCAATGTTTATCAACTTGGGAACCACCAACAGTGCATTCAATATTGTCAATAAGAGCATGACCAACACGTCTTACCCATGCACATTTTGAAGTAGTAGTAGCAGCATCGAGTTGTGGTAAAGTTGTTTTAAGATACATGCGACCAGCAAGATCACCATTGCGGAGAACTTGAACTGTGTGGCGACCACCAAATTTGGCAGAATCAAGTGGTTGTTCAATGCATTCCATTGAGAAATTAGTGTGTCTTCTATAGACTACTTTAAAGAAAGTGATTTGTGGATTACCTGTAAGATATACATCTTGAGCGCCATAGGCAACTAATTGCATTAGACCTCCTCCCATTTTAATATAACTATTATTTAGAAAAAAATTAATTAAAAAAATATATTTTTTATAGTATTTTTATAAAAATAGGTATAAGATTATTTTATAAATAATCATTAAAATGATATATATGAATACTTTTTAATAATTATATATAATTATTCGTTTTTTGTGTGAATAAAAATATATTTTTTTTAATAAATTTTAATAAAATCAAATAAAAAAATATTTAAAGAACTTATTATAAGAAATAATATATTAAAGTGGATGGCATTTAAGCAAAAAAATCATAAAATCAAATTTTCTCAAGAATTAAAAACATTAGATGAAATTCATAATGAAAAATTAAATAAATTTAATGAAACAAATAATATTATTGAATTAAACAAGAAAAAAATTATATTATTAAAAAAAAAATTATCAAATGAAATAGATTTAAATAATGATATGATTGAAAAAATTAAAAAAAAAATATCATTAATTGAAAATGAAAATATAAAATTAGAAAATACATATGATGAATTAGATTATTTTGATAAAACAAAAGATATTTTATTACAATATTTTGAAAATAAAAATAATGAAGAAGAAATACCAAATGAAATAGAAATAGAAAATAATCATAATGAAGATAATAAAGAAGAATCTGAAGAAATTGAATATATAGAAAATCAATCTGATAATTTAGAAGAAGATAAAATTGATAATATTGTAGAAAGATTTAATTTATTAAATAAGTTAAATAGTGAAAAAAATAAAAAAAAACTACCACCGAAAAAAAGACATCAAAAACAACCTATTGAAAAAAAATCTATTTTAAAATTTTTATCAGAAGATATTTCTGGAAATGTTATAGATAAACCAATTAAAACTATTTTAAATGAAAAGGGTACATTAAGAGACCAATATTTATCATTAGTTGATTCAGCATATGCATGTAATAAAGTAAAATTATCACCTATAAAAATGTGTAAAGTTTGTAATCAAGAATTAACATTAATGCAATCAGAAGGTATATTTTTATGTCAAAGTTGTGGCGAATTTAATTCTATTATAATTGAAAGTGAAATTCCAAGTCATAAAGATTCACTTAATGAAAAAAGAAAATATCCTTATAATCCAATTAATCATTTAATTGAAAAATTAAATCAATTTCAAGCAAAACAAACTACAAAAATACCACAAAATATATATGATATTATTAAAAAAGAAGTTAAAAAAAATATGTTAGAAATAAATGAAATTACACCAGAAATAATACAAGATATATTAAAAAAATATAAATTAGAATTATATTATGAACATCATTATTTAATATTTTCACATATTACAGAAACACCACCCCCATCACTTACCAGAGATGATGAAGATGATGTTAAAAAGAAATTTAAAATGACTGAATTACCATTTAAATTATTCAAACCAGATATGAGAAATAATTATCACAGTTATTCTTGTGTATTACATAAAATATTTTTAATTAAGGCTGAAGAAGATAATAATCCCCAAATGTTAATTAATGCTAAATATTTTAAACTTCTTAAAAGTAGAGATAAACTTAAAAAATTTGATATAATTTGGAGAAAAACATGTAAATATAATGGTTGGCCATTTCATTCATCATTTTAATATAATTTATATTGTATTGTATTGTATTGTAAAAGTATATATAAATTTATTTAAAGAATTATTAAATTATAATATATTATAATTTGATGACAGAAAATACAGAAAATACAAATACAGAAAGTTATGAAATTGATATGAAAAAATATACTAAAATTGATAATTTAGATGAAGATCCTGTAGTTGATTCTCAAAAATATTTTTTAGTATCTTTTATTTCTCCAGAAGGCATTATGAATTGTAATACTAGAGGTTTTAAAATTAGAACATATAAAAATAAAGTATGTTTTCCAACATTAGAAGAAGCAAAACAAGCCGCTGATGAAATTAATAAACGTGATAAATATTTTCATGTATATGTTGGAGACACTGGTAAATGGATGGGTTGGGATCCTAATCCAGATGATAGAACAAAAGTTGAAGATGAAGTGTGGGCGGATAAAGACCAAAATTTACTTATGCAAAAGATGAGAGAAAAAGAAAATAAACAAAAAACTCAATTGAATGAATTAAATGCATTAGTTGGAAAGAAAAAGGATATTATTAAAAATGAAAAGAAAGTTCATAAAAATAGAGTTAAAGAAGCTATTGTAAATGGATTAAATAATACAAATAATACAAATAATACAAATAATAAAACAGAAGCAGAAGCAGAAGCAGAAGCAGAAGCAGAAGCAGAAGTTGTAACAGAAGAACAAATGAAAAAAGATAAACTTGATAAATTAAAGAGTAAAATTGTAAGAAATCCAAGATTAATTAGAGAAAATTTACGTAAAAAATTAGATGAAAAAAAAATGAATAATCCTAAATCAATGATTCCAACAACTGCAGAAGTTCTTAAAGAAAAAAAATCTGAAACTGTTAATATTGATGAATCACATTTGAAAGAAGAAAAAATTAATTCAAATATAGAAAAATTAACAGCTTTACTTAATAAATCTAAAACAGAATCTAAATAAAATTTATAAATTAATATTATAATGATAAATAAAAGTATTATTATAATAATTTTATTAATATTTGCTTTTATCTTTTTTTATATAGATTTATATAAAAGATTTGAAGAAAAACAAAATGAAAAAAAAATTATTTACAGATATATACCAAGAATGCCTGAAGATGAATTAAGTGATGAATTATTTCCATCAGATATTTTTGAAACTATGTTTTCACAACAATCACCTTGGTTGGTTTCAATAAATGATTTAGATGCAAGAAAAAGTGAAGAAATAAACAAATATTTTGTAAGTCAAATTTAATTAAATTTGCCTTAAATGAAATATTTATAAAATCAATATAATTTTTCAAATATTTTGTAAGTCAAATTTAATTAAATTTTCCTTAAATAAAATATTTATAAAATTAATATAATTTTAACTTGTAAATCTAACTCCTCCCATACCAGAACTTATCATAAATATATTAATATTAGCAGAATATAATTTATATATTGAATTAAGTTGTGTTTGAATAATTCTATATTTATAATTTTGTAATTTAAAATTATTACTATTATATTTATCAATATCAAAATTATAATTATCAATATCAATATTATAATTATCATTATATAATTTTTTTATTGTTTCTATATTTTTTAATTCTGGTATAAATGGAATTATATAAAATGTATAATTATAATATTGTATTTTAATAAAATCATCAAATGATATATAATCATCACCATTGTTTATACTAAATCTTAATTCTAATAAATCAGAATCACAATTTGGAAAATATAATATATCAAATAATACAAAAATACTATCATGAACATTGTATATATTTTTATTCATTTCCATTTCTGTATATTGTAAAAATTTATATTCTATGTTTTTATGTCTTTTGCTTTGTCTATAATTATAATTATATTCATTCATATATATACCTTCAAAATCAATATCATAATCTAATATTGTATTATTATATATTATTGCAAGTTCATGATATTGTAATAAATATAATTCTAAACCTAATTTATTAAAATCAAAAATTATTGGTATTTTAATAAAATCATCATTAATTTCTATTTTATTATTTGTTAAATAACATATAATTAATAATAAAGGAAATGATAATTTATTTATTACACTGCCTCCAACAGTTATTTCAATATTACTATCAAATAATTTAGATATATCTTCTTTTTTAAATAAATGTATTTTCATATATATTTTTTTAATGTAATCACCTTGTTTTGGTATTTGAAACCAATATCCTTTTTTTTCTGATTTTTTAATACAAAATACATTAATATTTTCTAAATTATTATTCTCTTCTAAATTAATATTCTCTTCTAAATTAATATTATTAGAATTAGTAAATATTATATCTTCTAAACATTCAGATTTTTTTATTTTATTCATAATATTGTATATTAAATAATATATACTTATATATATTTATATTATAATTAAAATTTAGTTGACATACCATATGAATTATTATAATGACTATAATTATTATTTTGATTATTTTGATTATTATTTTGATTATTATATTGATTATATTGATTATGTTTATTATAATAATTTTGTGTACTTTGTTTTTTTTTATCAATTATATTTCCATTTTCATCAACTTCTTCTTTTTCAACTTTAAGAATACCCTTAGTTTTTTTTAAATTATTCATCATATCATTTGGATTACAAAATGAAATTTTTTTTCTCCAATTTTTATCATAATTACGTTCATGATATTTTCTAAATTGTTTACATCCAAATGATATAAATTTATTTGTGAGGTCTGGTGCTTTATACCAATAAAGTCTTTCAAATGAATTTGATACTTTTTTTCTATTATCAATTACCATACAACCAAAATCGGATGTTAATTCTTCAAATACTTGTCTAAATGAATCAAAATTATGAAACATACCCGCATAATGGTCAAATAATTTTTTTTTTTCAGATTGAAATTCTGCTGTTAATAAAAATATATAATCAAAATTACTTCTCAATTCTGGAGTTATACCTAATGCAAATTGCATAGTTAATATATACATTAGTTGATAATGTCTACCATTAAATAAAAGTTCAAGAATTGGAGGATCTCTAACCCAAGATTTTTTATCACCAAGACAATCATCCATTATTATAAATGATCTCGGATCAACATTTTTTCCACTATTTTTTTTATCAATTATTTGTTTTTGTCTACTTAATATTTTAGCAATTAATTCACTTTTATAACTATAATGAATATATGTATCTGGAAAAAATTTATTATAAAATTCACTCATTCTATCTGTTGGTGAAATAACAATTCCACAAGGAATTTTGCTAAAATGCATTAATATTGCTTTTGTTACCCAACTTTTTCCTGAAGCACGTTTTGCTATCATAACTATAGAAGGATTTTCAACTATATACTCTAATTTAAATTGTTTAATAGGAAGACTATTACCTCCTTGTATCTGTATATCTTTAACTCCCATATACTATTATAATTATAAAATAAAAATAAAAAATAAACATTATAAATAAATTTTAAAAATTATCAATAAATACATCTGGCATTTGATTATTAGCTAAAGGCATTGTAATTCCACCTGATGGATTCATTAAAGTAAATGATTTTGGTGATTCACTTATTTCTTTAACAAGTTTATACGTTGGAACATTTTTTTCTGGTAATTTTACATTGTTTCCGCTTGATTTATAATTTAAATATCCATATGCAATAAACCATACTAAAACTGTAATTGCTCCTGTTATAATCAAGTCATTATTATTTTCTTCTGATTTATTTTTTTTATTTTTTTTATTTTTTTTATTATTTTTTCTTTTCCATGTTAAATAAGAAAATGTAATTACACCAGCTACTACCGCAATTAAAGTTGGATTTTTTATAATATTATCCATATATATTAAATTTATATATTTTTTAGATAAAAATAATTTATTAATTATTTAATTAATTATTTAATTAATTGTAAAAAGCATTTAAATATGTTCTATCATCTAATTTATTTTTTACTATATTAATATTATCAGTTAAATCTTCATTATTATCTTGATTTAATTTATCTTGATTTAATTTATCTTGATTTAATTTATCTTGATTTAATTTATCTTGATTTAATTTATCTTGATTTAATTTATCTTGATTTAATTTATTATCTTGATTTAATTGATTTAATTTATTTAATTTATTTAGATTATTAGGATTATTTATATTATTTAATTTATTATAATATTCTTCATCATTTATTTCAAATGAATTATTATCTGAATTATTATTATTATTTAAATTATTATCTAAATTATTATTTTGAATTAAATCTTCAATATCATTAATATTATCTTTTATATTATCATTAAAATTATTTTCTTCATCAGTAATCAAAATCTTTTTTTCATCTTCATCAAAATAATTTATTTTATCTTCAACATTATTATTTAACATATCTTTTATTCTATTATTTTTACTTTCTTCTGTTTCAACAATGTAATCATTCTTAAGATATTCTGTTAATATATCATTCATTGGCATAGATTCTTTAATAGCTACATTTATTGCTTTATTTATCATATTAATACATTCTCGTTGATTTTTTTTAATTTCAAGTGGAGGTAATTTATGCCAGAATAATTCAGGAGCATTATAAAAGTGTTTAGCTGTTTCAATATATACTTTATGAATAAAAATTTTACAATCTACTTTTTCATGTAATTTTTCATTAATAATTTTACATTGTTGACCAGAAGCATTATATGTTAATAAAATTATATTACTTTTTATTACTGCTTTAATTAATTTTTCAAAAATATCTGCATGTTTACTTGAATCTCTAATTCTTATTAATTCTGCTTCTATTAAATTTTGATTTAATGTTTGTACATTTTTTAAAAAATGTTGAAATATTTTAAATACACCTGGATTTTTTACATTTATATTATCTTTTGACATTTGAATATATTTTTCTTCTTGTTCAATTGCTTTATTATATAATGATTTAATACCTTCAAAAATTAATGGAGATAATATATAAATTAAAAATTCAGTATATTCTGCTTTTATATCAGCAATATTTCTTTCATAATAATGCATATAATAATATATATTATATTATTATAGACTATATAAATTTTAATAACGCATCATAATTTAATAAAATTTATGCATTACAAGTTGGAGCATTTCCACCTCTTGAACTCAAATATTTATGTTGTTCTTGTGTCATACAAACACAACCTGCATTATTCCATGCATTATTGCAAGCATAATTATTCAAAACAAATTTATCTTTCATTTTATTTACTTGTTCATCGCTTTCTAATTCAAATGGTGTTGGATATTGTGGTGAACAACATGATTTACTACACATATTATAATTAAGACCCATTTCTCCATTATATCCATCATCTAATTTGTCAACTACACCATAATTTGAAACAATATTTTCACCATTTGCTGGATAAATTTTTTCAGGTAATCCGATAAATTCAGATGCATCTGTAATTTGTCCAGTAATTCTATCATAAACACGTGGATGAATTACTGAATCTTCTTGTTTAAACTCTGTTGCATCTTGTTTATTATTTGGTGTATTAGTTATAACTATAGGTTCACCATTTAAATTTTCATATCTTGTATAAATAAACCATAAAACAAGAAGAACAACAACTATTAAAACAACTTTTTGATTTTTACTTATTTTATTAGTAAATTTGTTAGTAAAATTGTTAGTAAAATTTTTAAGAGATTCAAACATTATAATATTTAACTTATATAAAAATTTTTTTTTATATTATTATTTATATTATTATTTATAAATTGGTAAATAAATAGTATCAATTATCCATTGATTTTTTTCATTTTTTGTTCTAGGAATATAATCAATATGTAAATTATATTTATTTAAAATATCATTCATTTTATTTATTATATTAATTTCTTGTGCAATTTTACTATAAAATATTTCATCAGTAAAAGTTTCTCCATATTTTTTTATACATAATTCTTGAATTTTTTTACTTATTATATTAAATTGTGCATATAATTTATCTTCATCAAAATTAAATTTTTCATTTATTAAATCTTTATGTCTTATATTATATAATCCTTCTGATGTTATTATAACTGAACCTGAAATTTTGCCATCATTAAAATGGTCAATAAAATGAAATATATCACCTATACTTGGTAATTCATAGATTATACCATATTCAACTCTTCCTCCAGGTTTTGGAGTTGGTGGATGTGTATGAAATATATATTCATAATTATACATATCTTCTACATTATTTGGCATATATATTTCATTATCACCTTTATCAACTCTATTTGTATTACCTAATACAACTATTTTTTGTAATTTATTAGAAGTAAAATCAAATAATCCTGAATGTTCTGAATATCTATATACATTTTTATTTTTTAAATCAACATATTTTGGATTATAACCTCCATGTTCAAGTAAAGCATCTAATATAAGTAATTGATTTTTATTTATTTTAATATAATTTATTTCATCATCTTTAATAATAGTTGCTTCTATTTTAAAGATATTTTTATATTTTGAAAAAAATATATAATCAACAAATTCTTCTGGTGGTTTTATATTGTGTTTTTCTATATAATGTGTTAAATTATCTTCCCAAATATATCTTTCTAATTTGTATGTTCCAAATGAATATGAATTATCACATAATTTACATTTTTTTTTATTTTCAAATTTTAAATATTTATTTGAATTTAATAATATTTTTTCTAAATATTTTATTTTATTTGCAAATTTATCTTGAAATAACCATTCAGATTCTTCAGTTGGTATTGGAAATTTTTTACCTTTACTATCAACTGTATTATCATTTTTATCTACCCAACTACATATAAAATATAATTCTTTATCATTTCTTATAATAATATTCATATATTATATAAATATAAAAATTGATTTTTAAATTATTTAATAAATATATTTATATATTAATGTATAAAGATAGAAATGAATAAAGAATATTTAATAAATATATATAATAATACAAAAGAAATTGCTAAAAATTATCCAATTGATAAATCATATGAATATATAATTCAACATATTAAAGAATATCCAGAAAATAAAACACACAATAATATATTTATAAAAAATTTAGATATGATAGAATTTATAAAAATTCATCAAAATGAAAAATGTTGTATATTAAATATGGCATCATGTTATAAACCAGGTGGTGGTGTTGAATCTGGATGTTCTGCACAAGAAGAAGTGTTATTTAGACGTTCAAATTATGTATTAACATTACATAAAAAATTCTATCCAATTGATAATAAAATAATATATAGTCCGTTAATTACATTTTTTAAAGATTCAAATTATAATATTGTTGACAAATTTAGTTGTAGTGCAATAGCTTGTTCTTCTATTAAAAATCCATTTTTAGTAAACAATAAATATTTAGAAAAAGATAAAAAAATAATTGATGAAAAAATTAATAAAATATTTTGTGTTGCTATAGAAAATAAAATAGAAATACTTATTTTAAGTGCATTTGGTTGTGGAGCATATCATAATCCACCAGAAGAAGTAGCGGAAATTATGTATAAATATTCAAATAAATATTCTGGATATTTCAAAAGAATATATATTGCTATAATTGATAATAAATATACTAATAATTATAATATATTTAAGAATATTTTTAAAATCTAATAATTTGTTCTATACCAATAAAATAAACTATATCTTTATCTTGTTTAGTTATATATCCAATGTAATAATCTAATACATTATTTATAATATAATTTTCAAAATCATTAATATTTTTATATTTTTTATCATTTAATTTTAATTTATTATCAATGATGGATTTTTCAATTATAATCATTTCTCTTGCATTTTGTAATATATTTTTTTTAATATTATAACTATATAATAATTTATATTTACACCATAAAATTTTATTATTATTTTTTAAAATAATAAATTTTTTATTATCTTCATTACTATAAAAAGAAACTAAATATTTATTATTAATTTTTGAATTAAAATGAATATCACATTTTTTATCATAAATTTCCATTTATTATATAATTATAAGATATATAATAATTTGACTTATATATTATAATTATAATGAATAAAAATACATTTTACTTATTATCTATTGATAATGAATTAAATAAAGATGATTCTGATAATTTGGAATCTGAATCTGATAATGATTCTAATAATGATTCTGATAATGATTCTGATAATTTGGAATCTGATTCTGATTCTGATAATGATTCTAATAATAATTCTGATAATAAAATTAAAAATTTAAAAACATTTAAAAGATTTCCTATTGAAAAATATTCATATAATAATTATGATAAAAATTTTATTAAAAAAAAAATAAATCATAAAAAAATATTATGTATAAATTTTATTTTAAATAATAAATGTATTCATTCTAATAAATGTTCATATGCACATTCGATTCAAGAACAAAATATTGAAGCTTATAGAAAAAAAACAATAGATATATTAAATTCTACAAATGATTTATCATATATAAATTTTTCAAATTATGAATATAAATTATTAATGAAAGATTTATTAACATATACAAAATTATGTCATAAATGTGTTAATAATAAATGTACAGGAGGTTTTAATTGTAAATTTGGTTCTTGTCTTGAAAAATATGTTATATGTTATGATGATTTAAATTATGGTTATTGTAATATAGAAAATTGTAATAAAATACATTTATCAAAAAGAAATTTAAAACCAATTTTAAAAAAAATTTATTATACAATTGATAAACATATAAAATCTGATATAATTAATTTAAATAATGAATTAATTAATAATAATATTGATATTGATATTAATAATGATTATATATTAAATTCTATAAATAAATTAACAAATAATGAATACAATTGTGATGAAATTTTAAATGAATATAATTGTGATGAAATTTTAAATGAATATAATATTGAGGAATTAATTAATAATACTGAAGAAAATAAAATAAATATTGATAATACTATTTTTGAAGAATATATTTCTGATTCAGATGATGAATGTATAAAATCAATATTTTTATAAAATTTATATTTACTTACTTTTTTTTTATTATAAAATTAATAAAAAAAATTGAATAAATAATTATTTAATTATTTGTTTATTATTGATTATTATACAAATGGAAATATATCACCCTATAAATGATGAAATATATTGGAAAAATAAATATTTTCCAAAAAGTATTGATGATTTAGAAATTAATAAAAATACAATAAAATTAATAACAAATTGGATTAAAAATTATAATCAAAATAAAAATAATACATCAAATAAAAAAATAAATTATAATATTGATGATATTGAACTTGATGATAATGATAGTATAAATGATATAGTATATGAAAAAAATATAAATAGTCCTAATAAAAGTTGTATGATTATAACTGGTAATCATGGTATTGGTAAAACTGCTACTGTTATAACAATATTAAAATCATTAAATTATATAATATATCAAATTAATTTTAATAAAATAGATAATTTTAAAAATATTGATGAATTTATTGAAAAACCAATATTTGGTAATTCCATTAGAGAAAAAATGAATAATAGTCAAAATAAAAATAAAATTATATTAATAGATAATTTAGAATCAATATTATCTATTAATCAAAAAAAATTTTTAATTAAATTAACCAAATATAATGATTTAATGTGGAAAATACCAATAATATATATTTCCAATAATAAACATAATAAATTAATGTATTTTATTAAAAAAATGTCTTATGAAATTAAAATATCAGAACCAACAAAAGAAATAATGGAAAATATTTTATGCAAAATATGTATGAGTGAAAATATAAATTTAGCTAATGAAATATTAATAGATAATATAATACAATATTCTGGTTATGATATACGTACACTTATAACAAATTTACAAACTTTAAAAAATTTATATAAAGAAAAACATATTACTTGTAATGATTTTAAAAAATTTATAATAACAAATAAAATGAAAGATAATGACCCAAGTATATATAAAGCTACACATAAATTATTTTATGGTTATGATAATATTGATAATGTTATACGATTATTTGAAATGGAAAAAACTATTATGCCTTTAATGATTCAACAACATTATATTAATTATTTAAAAGGAAATAATATTAATATAATTAATAAAATATCAAAAAGTTTAGCTTATGGTGATATATTAGAAAATTATATATATGATAATAATATTTATGATATTAGAGATGTACAATCTTTTTATCATTGTGTTTATCCATCTTTTTTATTAAGTAATAAATTAAATCCAAAAAATATCGATATAAATAAATTTAATGGATATTATGAATATCCAAAAGATCTAAATAAAACATCTATTAGATGTATAAATTTCACTAAAAATATTAATCCTGCAAATAAAGTTTTTTCTGGTATGTCTATCAATGATTATTTATATTTTAATAAAATAATACGAAATGTAATAAAATCAGAAGATTATGAAAAATGTGATAATTATTTAGAAGATTATAATTGCAATATTTCATTATTGGAATCTGTATTAAAAATAAATAAAATTGATGAAAATAAATTTTCATTATCAACTAAAACTAAAAAGAAAATTTTAACTGAATGTAAAAATATAAATGATAAAGAAAAGAATGAAAAGGTTAAAAATAAAAAAGAAAAGAAAAAATAATTATATTTTAGATTAAAATAATAATTAAAAATATTTTTAAAAATATTTTTAAAAGTATAAAAACGCATTTTTTTATTTTTATTTAATAAATTTTTTTTGTATAATATAATTATATTAAAATGGATAGTCGTTCAAAGCATTCTAACCACGGAGAAGAACTCAACTTTGATTATTACTTAAAGTATGATGTTCCAGCTGAACAAGTTAGATCAATTCTTAAACACAAAAAAATGGATTCAGATAAAATTGAAGATGTTGTAACTAAACTTCAAGAAGCTCGCGAACGTGTTCGCAAATATGCTCGCAAATTTATTGACAAGATTGACCAACATTATGGTTATCATGATGTTCCATCAATTGTTAAAAAAGCAATTAAATATGCTGAAAAACATGAATTATCAAATGCTGAAAAAGATGCTGTAATTTCAATGGCTACTAAAGGTGATGTTTATAATACATTTAATCCTTTAAATCAACTTCGCTATACAGAAATGTCTAAATTTATGGGAATGGAAGCTCCAGCAGACCAAGTTCTTAACTTACAAGCAAAAGATCATGCTGCTCTTGCTGAAATTGTTAAACTTTTTGAAAGTTCAAGACTTATTCACAATGATATTAAAAATCAACTTACACTTTATCGCGATTGTGCTATAGAAGCTGTTCTCGGTCAATATGATAGAAATCGTGCTAATATTTCTATTCATATTCATCCAGTAATTGTCGCTCTTTTCCTTCCTAAAGTTAACGCAATTGAACGTCGTATGCTTTATACTAATCTTGGTAGAATTGTTATTAGAAGAGCTACACCATATATCAATAAACATATTCCTCTTTGGGATAATGTTATGAATGGTGAAATGGAAGCTGAATGGCATCTTACATGGGATATCGTTAATGACCCCAACAGTTTAGCATATTTTAGTGATGATACACCAATTACAAATATGCTTAAACGTTTCAAGATTCAAATTGAATTATGGAAAAATGTTTTAAATCTTCGTCAAGGTCGTTTGTATTCTCTTCAAGGATATGATGCTGATGATGGTATTACTGGTCTTCTCCGTGTTCTTTCACAATATGATTGGTCATATTTTGATTCACCAGATATGGCTCATTTCCATGATGAAGGCTCTGTACTCCGTAAACTTATGTCAGTATTCTCTCTTCGTCCAACATTTGCTCAAATTACATCAATTTCTTCTCGTACATTATTAGGTTATAATAATTATAATGCTCTATCTAATACTACATTCCTTAATATTCCAATTATTAATGTAAGACTTCCAACTTTATTACAACCAAATACTGGTGTAGTAATGAGCCTTAACCGTGCTCTTTCTCAATCTGATTTATTTATTGAACATAAAACATTAGTTCCTAAACATCGTTCAGTTTTATTCACTCAAGAACTCTTATTCTTCTATGCTAATAGACGTTATCAAGCATTAAATCTTGCTAATCTTAACTTACGTGTATCATACACATCAGTTCCATATCAATCATTAAACGTTGCCCAAACTGCTATCAATGATACACCACTTAAATTTGATCCAGTTATAAGTCTTGGTAATAATACTGTTGAACTTCGTTCAATTGTCACTGTATATAGACCACCTGTATCTGAAAACATTGTTGGAGGTTCAAGTGCTATCGTAATACCAAAACCAAGAGATGGTGTTAGAAAAGGTGATGAAAATTTCTACTATAATCCACTTCTTGCTAATTATATGAGTGAAGTAAATGGTAAATATGAAGCAAATAATCCAATTACTCTTATTAAATACACTAATGCTGGAACTAATAGTGAATCTGTAGATAGTCTTGGTACTAGATTCGGTACTATCTTTATGTATTCTTCATAATTATGTTATTGTATACAAAAAATTAAGATATTTAACTAAAAAATAAATTATATTTTATTTATTTTTTTAATATAAATGTTTATTTCAATCGTGATTATTTCAATGTTTCTTTTATAAAAATTTAATTTTAAATATTCAAAGATTATATATTTTTACTAAAAAAATTGAAAATATAAATATATTGAAAAATCCATTATACAAATCCATAATATCATTACAGGTTCTAGTTCTGTAACAATTAATATGACTGAATGGAGTGATTATAATTGGTATTGTGTTAGAATACTAATTAAAGGCACACCATATGAAGTTAAATTGTGTTATAGAAAAGCAATTGAAGGTAAATATAAAGAATATTATGAAGATGTAGATAGAGTTATAAATAGAGAAGATAAAGAAGCAAATATTTACAAATCTAAACATAATTATAATAAAAATATTTTTTCAAAAAATTATTTGAAGAAAAATTATAAATATAAACAATAATTTTCTAAAAAATAGATATATTGAGCATAAATATAAATATAAAGATACAGAACTTGAGGGCAAATTTATGAAATATTTGAAGTAAAATTATGTTTACACCCTTGAAGATTTAAAATGAGACAACTGTCAATAAATCTATAAGGTTTATCCATTACAGGAATGTGTAAATTATGGTTATGTTATAGCGACAACTATAACTGATTAGTTTTTAATCCTTTTTATTATATAAGCATAATTGTTTTTATAACTAAATACCTATATTAAGGGAGTAAATCATGACAGAACTGATAACTATTCATTACTAATATATATTAGTAGTATTTCTTTAAGTAGTTTTATTAAAAAAATTTTAATTTTGTCTCATTTTAAATCTTCAAGGGTGTAAATTTGTAAATATTTGTTTTTTTTATATTTTTTAAATTTTTTATTTACAATAGAATTATTGATAGAATTACAAAATATTTATTATATTCATCTTTATTTTTACTGATAAATTTTTGAATATTTTTAAATATTAAAAATCAGTAATAATATCATAAATTGACATTTTACAATTTAATTTATTTTCTACTATTTGACATTTTATTGTTAAATTTAAATATAAATTTTTATCTTCATATAAATAATATTCATATTCACCATTTCTATAATTGTTATAAATATTACCCGAAGCATCATATTTTTCATTTAAATATAAAATAAGTTGGTTTAATAAACTTTCTTTTGTTTGTTTATAAAAATGTATAACTTTTTGTTTTTTTTTACAACTACAAAACATTATAAATATATAATATTATATATTTAAATAAATTTTTATCTCCACACAGATGTTAATGATGGTAATAATTTTCGTCCTGAATTATTCACATTCATTGGTCTCAACATTGGTGTTAATGGTTGATTTATATCTTTTATATATCCAAAATATTGTTTAATATTTGTTATCATATCTGGTAAAATATAATCAACAGTTTGATTATTTAATAATTTTACTTGTCTAACTGTTTCATTTGGTAAATTTTTACATTTTTCTAAGTATACTGCTCGCATTGCAATTAATAAATCAGATTCATCTTGGTCTTCTTCTAATATATATTGTCCTTTTGTTTTAATAAAAACTGCTTCTCTAATTTTTTTTTGTATTCTTTTAATATTTTCATTTGAAAAAAATACTGTTGTAATATGATTTTTTTCAAATAAACTTTTTGTTAAATATCTCGCTTTATCATAATTTTCTTCATTCTTCGGTTGTTGATACATTTTATAATATGATTCTGTTATATTTGAATAATTAGACATTATATATAACTTAGTTTATAAAAAAAATAAAAAATAAAAATTATATTATAAATTAGATTATAAATTAGATTATAAATTAGATTAAAATATTATATGTTTCGAGTATATTTTCTTCATTTAAATTTGATTCATTAATTTTGTAATTTTGAACTATTGGTTCTGTTAATGAATAATTTGATAAAGTTGTAATTTGTACATCTTTTTGTATAATAATTTCATTATCTTTATCAATATATTGTGGATCATTTTGTGAAGTTCTATCTTTTGTTAATACTTTTGCAACACCATTATTAGTATCAAGATATAATACAAATTTATATATTCCTGTACCTTCTTGAGAAACTAACATTTGACCTTTCTTAAAATCTCTCAAATCATCATTTCTAATATGAACCATTTCTTGTTCTTTTAAATAAGTACCAATTCTATTATTCATAAATTTATACATATATCTGATAAAATATGATTCAATATTTGTTTCTGTATCATTAAACATTTGTGATAATAAAGTCATAATATTTGAATCTGGTGCAGTTCCACCATCTGAAATAAAATCTGGACCAAAGTTATTTGGATTAATACCTGCTTTAAACATTTCCATAAATTTATCATCTGCACTTGTACCAATTGTATTTCCTGCATCAAATAATGGTCCATCTAATTTATAAATTTTATTTGCTTTTGGTGCGAATGTTCCAATTGGAATTGTATCAAAATCTTTATAATTTGAATCAATTAATAACATATATCCATAATTTGGTATATAATAATCAATACCATTGATACGATATTTCCAATAATTTATTACAGGTCCTTCTGTTGTTAAATCTTTAACAAATACATTATTTTTAATTGAAAAATCTTTAATATATATATTATGTATTTTCATTACATATAATGCTACCATTAATTGAAATATAATTGATTTCCATACTTCATCTTTATGAAATCCTGTATTTATCATTCTTCTTGTATTTCCTTCTTGTTGATATATTCTTGAAGCCCAATTATATAAAGTATATGTTGGTGATTCTGTCATTGCTACTATAACTTCACCACAATATTTTTCTAAATCTATTATATTTGTTGATGGTACTTGTATATCTTCTAATTTTTTATCTGTTTCTAATCGTTGAATAATATGTCCAGGATTTAATTCTCGTAATCCTTTAACAATATTTTCTACAAATATATTTTGTTTTTGGTCAAAAACATTTAAATCATTTAATGGATTAGTAAATGATGTATTTGATTTTAATTTGCCTAAATTTATTTCAGTTATTTTATCAAATTGGATTTTTGATTGTTTACATAAATAATATCCATATAATGATACAAAATTTGGACATTGTTTTTTTTTTAATATATGTTCTCTTATATATTCATAAAATGCAATTTCTCTCCATTGTTCATATTCATAAAATTTAGATTTATTTTGTTTATTTATTAAATAACCACCTGTATTTAATTTATATATTCTTACATTTACTGCCATTGAATCTTTTGAACATTCTGCTTTACCAAATGGTTCAGAACGTTTAATTGGATAACATGTTCTATAAATAAGAAAACCATCTGGTAATCCTTTATATGGATTATCTGAATGTCTATTACTATTAAAAGGATTAAGTTCTAAAAATTTAACGTGTGATAATAGACTATTAACTGATTCACCATCTAAATTTATTTCAACGCCATCACCTTTATCAAATAATATTGTTCTTATATATTGTATTTGTGTTAAACGTTCACCAAGTGTTTTAAATGTTGTAGAAATAGATTTTCCTGGTATTAAATCTTCATAAATCATATTTAATCGTGAATGTTGATTTACTGGACCATTTGCATTAATTTCATATACTTTATTTACATTTACGGCTAATGGATACATAGAACCTAACATATTCCCAAACATATTTGACATTTGAGGGGGGAAATATGGATTTGTATTAAAAGATGGAAAAAAATTTATATTTTTATCGGGTTCTGGTTTTGGTTTTTGTGGTTGATATACTTGTAAATTTATTAATTGTTTATCTTGTGCCTGTCCTTTATATTTTTCCATTACTGCTTGTTGTTCACCATATCTTTTAGAATTAATTTCTTTTTGTTCATTTGGAATACCTGGATTAAATTGTGGTTCAATATATTGAGGTATTACTTTTTCTGCTCCTCCTTTTTGATTATTATTTTTCAAAAAAAAAAATTATCAAGAGTTAATTTATATTTTTTTAATGGTTTTGATGAACCTCCTGTTTGACCCCCCATTTGCATATTTTGCCCCATTCCCATAAAATTAGCCATTGGATTATTCATCATTGGTACATTTAATTGGGGATGCATTTGTCCCATTTGTCCCATTTGTCCCATTTGTCCCATTTGACCGATAGCTGCTTGTTGCATATCTGCTGGCATTGGTGGCATTTGTCCCAAACTTGCTGGTAATTGCATTTGAGGTAATTGAGGTAATTGAGACATTGGATGCATTTGTGGTAATTGTCCCATATCTTGTGGTAATTGACCCATATCTTGTGGTAATTGATTTAAATTCATTAGATGATCAGGTGCTACATCAAAATAATTTTCTGGTAAATTATTTAATTTAGATTGAGTAGTCATATTTAAATTATTATTATAACCATTATCATTATATCTAGCTCTTTGCATTTCTACTGATTCAGAAGATGATTTTGAAGATGAAGATGAAGATGATTTTTTATTTGTAGTACTTGATGAACTAGAACTACCTCTTTCTTTAATTTTTCCTTCTCCTTCTCTTGCTGTTTCTGTAATATCAGAAAATGTAAAAGATGTTGAAGATAAATCTTTTTTATGTGATTTTTTTTTTGAAGATTTTGATTTTCCTCCACTTAATGTATTTTCAGTTAATATATTTTCACTTAAAGGTGATACTTCACTAAATATATTTCTTGATGAAGCTTCACTCATTTCTGATGCTTCTGGTAAATTAATTTTTCTACTTCCGTTTATCATCATATAATATGAATTGTGATTTTTATTTTTTAAATTTAAAAAATTTAATTTATTTAAATCTATATAATTAATATTATTTTCTTTATTTTTTAGATTTGAAATAAAATCAGAATCTTTTATATTCATTATAAAATTATTGAAGATATTTTTTTATAATACTATATGGTGTAATTGAAATATCATTATTTTTTATATATTGTTCTTCATTCATTCCATTAAAATTTTCTATTTTATCTATTTTATTAATTCTATATTTTTCTGGAATTATTTCATTAAATAAATTTTTTAATTCTTTTATAATGTTATTTATATTTTCATTTTTATCTTTTAATAATTCTAAATATAAATAAACTAAATTTGTTATATAATTAATATCATAATATGGATTTTCAATTGTTAAATTATTTAAAAATATATATGGATTATTATTTATTAAATAATCACTACTATTATAACTATAATCAAAATCTGTTATTTTTATTTCAACTTTATTATTTGATAACTTATATTGATTTCCACCAATTTTATAAATATTATCCGATGGTTCTAATTTTATATATAATCTTATTGCATCTAAATTAAGTTTATTATGTCTAAATTTATTAAATCTTTCATTTAATTTTGCTAATGTAATATATATTTGAAATAATATATTTTTTATATCATCTGATGTAATTGTACTAATATTATCATATATATATTCCTTTAATGTATACATTTTAAAATAATGTTCTGTAACAATTATATACATATTTTCATTATCTGTTTCATATAATTTTCCAAAATCTTTTTTTAATGTTGGTATTATTTTTTCTAATTTATCTTTTTTTATATCAAAACACATTATTGGTAATAAAAAATGATTAAATTTCTCTTCAAATACAATTTCACTACACATATACATCATTGCCATATTATATAATTCTGGTCTTTTTTGGTCATTAATATTGTATTTTTTATTATGAAATCCAATTTCAAGTGTATATGGATATGATTTATTTTTTATTTTATAATGAACTCTATTATTATAAATATCATTTTTTTCTATATTTCCTTGTAATACTTCACTATAATTAAAATCATTATTTTTTTTAAGATTATCAATTATAATATCTTTTTTATTTATAGTATCAAATCTAAAACATTCATCTGTTTTTAAATTATATATTGATTCATATAGTGTTGTTAAACAATAATCAATATTATCATATATATTTTCACCCATTATATATTTATATTATAAATAAATAAAATTTTATTAAAATAATAAAAAAAAACTTAATAATTCTTTATTTTAAATAATTATCTTCTAAAAATTTTAATTTATCTCTTGTTTTATCTACATCACTACCTAATAATTTTAATAAATCAATAAAATTTTATTAATAAAAAAAACTTGATAATTCTTTATTTTAAATAATTATCTTCTAAAAATTTTAATTTATCTCTTGTTTTATCTACATCACTACCTAATAATTTTAATAAATCAATATTATTTGTTTTATCTTTTTTTTTTGAATCTTTCTTTTTTATTTTTTTGTTTTTAAAAGAAATTTCTGTATTATCTGTTCTTTCAATACTTAACATTTTATTAAAATCATATTTTATACCACTTTTATTTTCTGTATCTTTATTAGTATTTCTAAACTCAGCAAAAAATATATCTTTTTTTAATAATTCATCTGGAGTTGTAAATTCTTCATTAATTAATATTCTTCCTTTTTCATGTATATAATCAGGATTATCTCTATATTTTTGTGGTACAACTCTTCCAATAAAATCTTTAACCTCTTTTGGTATACATGATTCTGTTAATATTTGTGGAAAAAACCCTTTTCTTATTAATGTATTAAAAAAATAATGTATATCATAATATCTATTTTGTTCAGGAGTTATATTAATTTTTTTTGTCCATTTTGATGATACTTTTATATTATCAACTATTCCAGGTATACACGAAAAATCAAAATCCCATAGTTTTATTTGATAACCTATATTTGGCACTTTATATTTCATACCTACTACAAGATATCTATAATATTCTCTTTTTAAATCTATTTTTTGTATTAATATATTATTTGCTTTCATATCATTATGTCTAAATGATGGATATTTTGATTGAATTATTGCTAAAACTGATAATATTTGAAAAAAAAATACTTTCCAATGCATTAATTTAAAATCTTTATAATTATGTCTCATATAATCTAAAAAATCTCCTCTATTTGCCCATTCACTAATTAATATTGATACAGTTGAACTAAATTCTCCTTCATTATATCTTTCTATAAATTCTTTATATCTTTCATTTTTTTCATCAATTTTATCAAGTTTTGCTGAATTTATAAATGTTTCTATATTTGTATTAAATGTTCCATATGGTATAATTAAATGGGGTGTTTGTTTTTTAACTATAAACATACTTAATAATTTTAACATCATTAATTCTGCATTTTCTGGTCTTCTTATATCATTTATACTTCCATATCGTTCTTTTTTTGGATATGCTACTACTTTTACTGCATATTCTAATTTACCATCTTCAGAAATTCCTTTAAACGTATGTCCAGTTGTACCACTTTTTATATATTTTAAAATTCCTCCCATTTGACTTATGATATTGTTAAAATCATAAATTTTCTTTTTTAATACAATTCTTGTATCATATGAATCTCTACTTTCACAATCATTTATATTTTTACATACAAAATTTTCAGTATCAGTATTATCAAAATTTACTAATGATTCCAAATCTTTTCCATTTAATAAATCTTTTATAAATTGAATTCTCATTGGTATTGAATCTTTATCATTATTTTTTATATTTTCCATATATTATTATTTATAATATATTTATAAATAAATTAAACACATTTTTTTTAAATTTTAAATTTTAAATTATATCTAAATCAATAATTGGTAATTTTACTTCACACATCCAATATTGTTCTTTATTAAAATATTCTAATTCATATTCTTTTGGAAACATATATTTTGATTTATAATCAGCAATATTATCTAAATTTAATTCTGATAATATTTTTTTATAATATTCTGGTATTACACTTAATAATTGTTTTTTAATTGAAATACAATCTTTATATTCTATATTATAATTAATTTTATTTTCATTTAAATATTTATATAAATCTGATGCAAATGGTGAATTATTAAAATAATAACAATATTGCCAAGATGGCATTTCTATATCAAAATAATATTTTGTTATCCATTCTATTATATTTAAATAATTTTTACATATTTTATTTATCATATTTTGTTGATTTATTCTTGTATTAAAATTATGTTCATAATATCTAAATTTATATTCTATTTTATCACCTTTTCCTAATTGTATAAAATCTTCATTTTTTATATTTCTTAAATTATCATGTTCCCATATTTCTTTATCATATTCAGATTCAACATTGCATTTTTTATTTTGTATTCGTTTTTTATAATCAATATAAGTTATTTTAAAATATTCATCTTCTGATGAACCTAAATAATCATATATAAATTTCAAACAATCCCAATTTATTTTATTATTTGAATATATATATTGTTGTGTATATTCAAACATTTTACAATATGCTTCTGTAATATATTCTATACCTTCTACTCTAATATTAATTGATGGAATATTTGGAATAAAATCATTTCCTAACATAAAACATAATATTATAAAATCTTTTGAAAAATCATATTTCTTTTTTAAATCTAATTCTATAAAATCTTCATTTTCTTTTAATTTATTTAATATATATTCATTATACGTTATAATTACATTATTAATACTTAAATAACATAATGGTTCTGAAACATCTTCTGTTAAAATATGTTGTGTATTTTTTATTTGTTGTACTTCTCTTAATAAAAATATCTCTTTATCAATTGAATGTGCTGACATTGCTAAAAATATTAAATCTGCATCTAATCCATAAATTACATTTCTTTTATTTTGTGTATTTTTTTTAATATATCTTATTATTTTATGTTCACCTTCTCCACATTCTTTGAATGAACTATATATTACTTTTTTATTATTTTTAAAATTATTTATAATTGCAATATCCAATTTATTCATAAAATTTGTCCCAGGTGTTATAACTATATTTGACCATTGTGTATTTTTATTTAATTTATATTTTTCATTTAATTGTTCTGAATATTTAATATCAATAACTGATTTATATCTACGTTTGCGCTGTTGATTAATTTTTGCAACTGGTGCTACACCATCAACAGCAATATAAATTAATTCTGATGGTTGTACAAATTTTATTATATATTCAATATATTGTAATATTCTTTTTATCATTAATTCTTCTAATTTATCATTATCTGTTATATTTGAATAAAGTTTTAATATATCAAAACATTTTGGATGAAATAAACAATTTGCATCAAAATATAAATTTTGTATATTTTCTAATTTATTTAAAATAATATTATTATGTGTATTATGTTTCATTAACCATACAAAAAAGCCAGGAACTCCCATTAAGTATTATATATATATATTCGTTTAAATTAAACTATAAATAAACTTTAATATATAGAAAATTTATTTTTCAATTATTTTTTAAAATATATAATTAATATATATAAGTATGTCTGAATTTGAAAGAGAATTATTATCTGTAACTTCAGTAATGTCTCCAGTAATGGATGGTGGTGCTAAAAAAAAGGGTTCCAAAAAAGGTTCCAAAAAAGGTTCTAAGAAATCAATAATGGGTGGTGCTAAAAAATCAGGTTCTAAAAAAGGTTCTAAAAAGGGGTCTAAAGGAAAAAAAAGTTCACGAAAACAATCACGTGAAATTCCACAATGGATGCAAGAAATGATGGAAGTTAAAAAAGCAGTTAAAAGTAAACATTCTGGAGTAAAAGATGGTCCTGCACTTACAAAACTTGTAATGGAACATATTAAATCATCAAATGTTAAAGGTGCAATTGATTCTTTAACAAATATGTCAAGTTCTGAAATTAATTCTAAACTTGAAAAATTAATTAAAGCAATGGCTGAAAAACGAGCTTCTAAAAAAGCTAATTAAATAATACTTTTTAATTTTTTTTTATTTTTTTAAATTTAAATATATAAGGATATATATATTAAATTAAATTATAATGTATCAATGTGATAAATGTGGAAAAGAATTCAAGTATAAATACTTATATAAAAACCATGAAAATAGAAAATATGATTGTAATTCTATTGATAATATTGATAATATTTATAATAATAAAATCAATCTTATTCAAGATGAAATTAAAATAAAAACAGAATTATCAATTAATAAAAAAGATTTATGTTATTTTTGTAATTTAACTTTATCTATAAATACAAATATAAAAAGACATATAAATGAATATTGTAAGGTAAAAAAAATATTAGTAGATAATATTGAAAAAATAAAAAATGAAAAATTAAATTTAATACATCAACAACAAATTAATAAATTAAAAGAAGAAAATAATATATTAAAAAATAATAATTCTAATAATACTATAAATAATATAACTATAAATAATATAAATAATATAAATAATGTAAATAATACACAAAATAATTTAGTAATAATGAATCCTTTTGGTAAAGAAGATTTATCTCATTTGAAAATTCAAGATTATATAAAATATCTTAATGGATTTTTCCCTGGTTTTGTTGGATACATTGACAAAGTACATTTTGATGAAAATATGCCACAAAATCATAATATATGTATTTCAAATTTGAGATCTAAATATATTTCAATTCATGATGGAACAAAATGGATAACCAAAGATAAAAATGATGTTATTGATAGTTTAATATTAAAAAAACATAATCAATTATCAAGTATTTGTGAACAATTAGGAAATGAAAAAAAAATAGATAGAAATGTTATAGAAAATTTTGAAGAATTTTGTGAATCATTTAAAAATAAAGATGCACAGAAAACAATAAAAACAAATATTGTTACTATGCTATATGATAATAAACATAAAATTAAATTTAAAAAAAAATAAAATATAAAATGTATAAAAATATATAAATATATATAAATATATATTATTTTATTATTATCATATTCTTTTATTATTATATAAAAATTTTTTGTATATGTATGTTCTTTTTATTAATTTTATTATATTTATATACTTTTAATTATTAAAATTATTTATTTTATATACATATATACATTTTATTAATATTCATATACATATATACTTTTAATTATTAAATTTATTTATTTTATATACATATACACAATTCATTAATATTCATATACATATATACTTTTTATTAATATCTATAAAAATCTATAAATAATATTTATTTTTGTATTATTATATTCTTTTTTCATCAAAATCTATAAAAATCTAATTTTAGTATACTTGTATACTTTTAAAAAATAAAGTGAATCGGTATAATAAAATACATTTTTACATTTTTACAGCGAATTTTAATTTTTATTAGATTGATATACTTTTTTTATAATTTTTTAAATTTTTATTTTTCAAAAAGTATATATAGTTAATATTTTAAAATTTCATTTTTTGGCTGAAACTGTGCCAAAATTTTGAAATTTTAAAAGTGCCGTGGGCTACATAAATTTCGATTTTTATAGATATTTTACAGCGAATTTTATTTTTAAGTATATATATATTCTTTTTTTATGATTTTTTTATTTTTTATTTTTCAAAAAGAATATATATATAATATATCAAAAAACCTATTTCTGGCTGAGTTTGTGCCAAAATAAAAGTATACATATATACAATATATGTAAATTAAAAAATAGATGAAATTATATATATATTAACTTTTAAAAATTCGTTCGCTGTAAAATTTCCAGAGAGAGATTTTTTTTTTTGAAATATATTTTTTATAAAAATTTTAAATTTAAATATTTTGAAAAATTTATAAAATATCTCTCTATATTTTTTTTACAGAGAATTTTAATTTTTATTAGATTAATATACTTTTTTTATGATTTTTTAAGTTACTTATTTTTATAAAGATGATATATATACTAAAATGAAAACTTAAATTCTGGCACAATCTCAGCCAAAAAATAGAATTTTAAAATATTATCTATATATTCTTTTTGAAAAATAAAAAATAAAAAAATCATAAAAAAAGTATATTAATCTAATAAAAATTAAAATTCGCTGTAAAAATGTAAAAGTTAATTTTAGTATATATATTAACTTTTTTAATTTATATATAATTTAATATGTATAAATATATATATAAATATATAAATATCTATAAATTATATAACTTATTAAATATATACAAATATCTATAAATATCTATAATATATTAAATACAAATTGAATATAAAAATTGAATATAAAAATTGAATATAAAAATTGAATAATTAACTTAATAACTTATTTATTTATTATCATTATATATTGAAATTAAATGGAACAAAGTATATTATTTGATATAGTTATATATCATTCACCATGTCCTGATGGGACGTGTTCAGCATGGATTGTTAAAAATTATTATATGAATATGAATAAAGAAATTGAATTTATTCCTTGTCAAGCAGGAAAAGAACCAACAAATGAATTAGAATATTTTACTAATAAAAAAATTATTTTTGTAGATATATGTCCACCATATGAATATATTTTAAAATTATCACAAGTAGCAGAATTCATTCAAATAATAGATCATCATAAAACAAATTATGAAAAATTTTTAAATGAAGAAATACCAGATAATATATATTTAAATTTTGATATGAATTTTAGTGGATGTCAATTAACATGGAAATATTTTAATCAATCTCAAACACCATGGTTTGTTCAATATATTGGTGATAGAGATTTATGGAAATTTTCTCTACCAAATACTAATGAATATTTTTCTGGTATGTTTGAAGAAAATTTAATGAATTTAGATGGGTTTCAAAAAATGTATGAAAATATTAATAATAATGAATTTATTGAAAATATTTTAACTAAGGGTAAATTAGCAATAGAATTTCGAGATAAAACTATTAATAATGTGATTAAATTTAATAAAATACATTGTACATATAAACATTATAATATTTGGCTATATTCTACTACAAAAGATTTAATGTCTGATGTTGGAAATAAATTAATGAAATATAAATTTAAAGATGACACATTACCAGATTTTACTGTTGGTTGGATTTATGATGTTATAAATGATGAATTTTGGATTAGTATGAGAAGTTTAAATGAAAAAGAAGATGTAAGTGAAATATGTAAAGAATTTGGTGGAGGTGGTCATCGCAATGCTTCTGGATGTACTATAAAATCAAATTTAAATAAAATATTTATACCAAAATTAGAATAAATTATATTAAAAAAATGAATAACATATACTTTATTTATTTATTCAAATTAATTAAATAAATATTAATTAAATAAAATATTAATGACTGAATATATTGAAGAATATTTTACAGAAAATTTTACAGAAAATTTTACAGAAAATTTTACAGAAAATTTTACAGAAAATTTTACAGAAAATTTTACAGAAAATGATTTACCACAACACTATAACAAATCAAAATATAACAAATTAATTAAATATAAAGGATTATTAGTAAATGGAAAAAAAGAAGAAAAATGGATTGAAGGTTATTTTGATTATTATTTTTATTCTAATAGTAATAAATTATATTATTATTATATAGAAATAAATTATATTGATAATATTAATTGTAGTAGTTCTAATAGAATTTATTTAATACCATTAGAATTTTGGTTTAATTGATTAATATAATATAAAAAATATAATATAATATAATAAATTATATTTATTTAATGAATAAAGTAATATATATAAGTATTGGTTGTGATTGTGCTGTTGCTTATCAATTGAGACAACATGGACTGGTAAATAAGGCTTTTCCATTTGATTGGATTAAGACAAATAATATTCATATGATATGTGATACATTAGACAATAATTTTAATAATTTTTTTTGTGATTATACTATTAAAGAACAATCTGATAACTTTTACAAATTTACAGATTTAGAAACAGATGGTAATAAAATTAAATCTAGACTTAAAATTATACTTAAAAATAATATTCAATTTCCACATGAAGCAAGTGAGAATAATTTTGATTTTGATGAATTTAAAAAAAAATATGATAGACGTATTGAAAGATTTAATCAAATTGTAAAATCAAATGAATACAAAAAAATATTTATTAGAACTGATAATAAACAAATTTCAGAATTAGATAAAAAAAAACTATATGATTGTTTTATTAAATATGGTGTTGTGAATTTTGAAATAAAATTTATATCATATGATTCATATACCATTGATGGTAAATTTAATTGTAAATTTAATTGTAAATTTAATTGTAAATTTAATTGTAAATTTAATTGTGAATTTACTTGGCAAAGAACATATATTCGTTGGAAAGAAATATTTAATTTATAATTATTGTCATATATAAATGTCAAAATATACATTAAGTATGTCAGAATTTATAGATAATACAGATAATAAAAATAATATAAATAATAAAAATAATAAAAATATAAAATTAAGTATAGAATTTTATAATGATATGGGGCATTTACTTTATGGTATAAAAGAAATCTCTCACGATGTCAAATTACCTGATTATATTCGTGATGAATTATATAAAACAGCTAAAAAATATTTAGATGTAATATATAAACCTTATTATGAAAATGGAAAAATTAAATTTACAACAGTTCATTATAAAGTAAAAGAAGGATATCAAAAAAAATATGATTATAAATATTATTATAATGGAATACAATATCATATTAATGTGGATTATGATGTAAATTAAAATATATTAGTTAAAAAACTCTACCTTTTTCATCATATACATAATATTCAGTATCATCTATAATTTCAAGATATTGTAATCTTCGGTTATGATGTTTTTTTTTATATTTTTTAAAATTTTCATCAAACATATCAAATGCTGAACTACAACCATTATCAACTCTCCATATTTTATCACCACAAGTTCCATTAATATCTTTATTAAATAAAAAAGATTGTGGAGTATGACCAATAATCATTTTATCAACATTAAATAATTTTAATACTTTTGATATATTATCACTACACGATGGAAAATCAATAGGAACACCAGAAGGAATACTACCTAAAACTCTTGTCCAAAACATAGAATCATTCGATCGAATTAAATTGGATACTTTATTAGTTTGTACTAATCCTAATAACCATTTTTTAATTAAAATATTTACTTGTTCTAAGTCAACATATCCTGTAAATCCTAATTCATTCACTAAAGTATCAATTATACCAGCATGAACAAATAAATTTGAACCAATTATAACAGTAGCATTTCTCGTACAACCTAAAAATTTACCATATTCATTACCAGGTTTAAATGCGTGTTTTCTTGCTTCTATACCATTATCAAATTCTAAACCTTTTATTTTATATTTTTTTAAAATATTTTTTAACCCTTTAAATGACACATATTGAACTTCTCCAAGTGCATTCAATAATTCATGATTACCTAATAAAGATATTACTGCTCCTCCAACTTTAACCGCTTGTTCGTGTAAATTTGTCATTAATTTTAATATTTTAGTATCAGAATCTTCATCACCTTCTTCAATATTTTTTGGATTATCACAAGTATATGTACCATTTGGTCTACATCTATCAATTTGGTCACCAACTTGAACAATATGTGTTTCTCCACCAGTCCATTCCATTGAATATTCAATTTCATCTTCAGAAATAGTTTCAGTAATAGAAATATCGTAATCTGTATTTCTTCCACCTACTAATTTTTTTTTAGATTTTTTTTTATTATTTGTTTTAAATGTAGTTTTTTTTGTTCTTGATATTGTTCTTTTATTAATTATTTTTGCAGTACCGGAAAGTTCTAATAATTTTATAATCATTTCATAATCACCATGAATATCACCAAATACAACAATTCTTTTTACTTTTGGATAAATAAATGGTGTAAATGTATAATTATCACAATTAGTTTTATATTCATTATTTTTAAAATTATCAATATTATTCATATATATTATATTAACAATATTTTAATTTTAATTTAAATTATTATAAATTAATATTTTTAGACCAATATGATGGTAAAGGTAATTTTTCTTTATTATCAAGTTGTATATTACCAATTTCTAATAATTTTGAATATTGTTCAGAATCATAAATATTATATCCCCTCATTAATGGGTCTTCTAAATATCTTTTTACAACTTGTAATAATTTTTTGTTTTTTTCTAATAAATTTTCTTCTATTTTATCTGTTTTAATAATTTTATCATTTATTTCTCTTAAATTTTTAAAATAATTGTCAATATCTTCATTTGGTTTTATAATAGTATTATGATATTTTTTTTTATTTGATTCTATTTTTTCAACATAATTTGATATAATTTCTTCTTGTTTATTTATTAATTTATTTTGTTCATTAATAATATTTTTTAATTGTTTAATATCAAGATTATCAATATTTTTATATACAGGTTTAATTATATTTTCTTTTGAATCAAATAATTCTTTTTTATTACCAAATATATTTGCATGATATATTAAAATAATTAAAATTAAAATCATAGCAATAATAATATAAATTTTCATTTTATAATATAAGTTTATAATATAAGTTTATAATATTATAAAATTTACACTTAATTTACACTTAATTTAATAAGATGAATTTACACTTAATGATTCGTCATAACCACTAATACTTGTATCTGTTTCTACTTGTTTTATTTCTTGTAAATATTCTGGTTGAAGTGCATCTGAATGGTTTGCCATTGCATTATATTCTGTAATATTATTGAGTGCATTTGCTTCTATATTTTCAGCAACATTACATTCAGCTTTAGTTAATTTAGCTTTAGTTAATTCAGCTCTATTTATAACTGGTTCTGATGGAATTTCTTTTAGATTATTATTCTCTATTATTTCGCCTTCAAAGTGTTCTGAACCGAATTTTTTTAATAAGAAAATACCAAGAACTATTACGACTGATGTTACAATACTAACACGAATGCTTTCTGATAATAAATATGCAAATACAAATACATAGATTAATTTAATTGCATAATTTTGAAGTAATCCAGCTACAGCTGGACTAATTGAAGGAGCAGCTGCTGGGGCATATAAAAGTAAAAGTACTAATGCAAAGTTTTTAAGATATTTATTACCAAAAACAGACATTGATTTTGATAAAAATGATTCGGATGTAGTAAGTGCTTTATTAGAAAAATTTTTTAATGAATCTGTAGTAGTAGCCATTATTATATATTAATATATTAGTAAATTAAAAAAAAATTGAATAAAATAAATAATCTATATTTAAATAAATATTTATATTATTATATATATGGGATTTTTAAAATATAAAGGTTATTATATTAAAAAATCAGATATTAATGATGAACAACTTAAAAAAATTAAAACAGAATTAAAAGTAAAACCAAAATCAATGGATTTTAGTACAAAAGATAAGGATGATGATTCTTATAAAGTATATAAAATAACAAAAAAATTTATAATTGTTCCTAAATATTATGGAATAGAAAATTTTGGAAATGTTGATTTTAAAACAGAACCAATTAAAAATGAGATTAAATTTAATGGTGTGTTAAGAGATTATCAAATACCAATAGTTGATAAATTATTACAACATTTAAATGAAAAAGGTGGTGGTTTATTAAGTGTGCCGTGTGGTAGAGGAAAAACATTAATGGCTATTTATATTGCTCATAAATTAGGATTAAAAACATTGGTAGTAACTCATAAAAGTTTTCTATTAAAACAATGGCAAAATCAAATAAAAAAATTCTGTGATATTGATGCTGGAACAATTAGAGGAAAAATTATTGATTGTGATAAAAAAATTGTAGTTGGAATGATTCAAAGTATTAGTATGAAAGAATATGATTCTGATATATTTGATAAATTTGGTCTTGTAATTTATGATGAATCTCATCATTGTGCATCTAAAGTATTTTCACAAGCCTTAATGAAAACATGTTGTAAATATACTTTAGCTCTTAGTGCTACTCCATATAGAACAGATGGATTAATAAAAATTATGCATTGGTTTTTAGGAGAAACTATTTATAGAGAAAAAATTCGTGTTAATAATCAAGTTGTTGCTAAAGTATTTAATTATACCAGTTCTGATATAAAATTTACTGAAAAAAAATATGCATATGGTCCACAGTTCGGAAAACCAAATATTATTAAAATGGGGGGTGAACTTGCTACTTTAAAACAAAGAACAACACATCTTATTAATTTAATTAATGAAATACGAAAAGACCCTGATAGAAAAATTATAATATTAAGTAAATATGTTGACCATTTAAAAGAAATGAAAGAAGGTCTTGATAAAATTATTCAAAAAGATATTGAAGATGGGAAAATTTTAGATGATGAAATTAAAACCACATTATATATTGGAGCTATGAAACAATGGCAAAGAGAAGAAGCAGAAGCGGAAGGAGATATATTTTTTGCGACAAATGATTTAGCAAGGGAGGGATTAGATATTGAAAGATTAAATACGGTTGTATTAGCTACATCTCAAAAAGATGTAAATCAGTCTGTTGGTAGAGCAATGAGAAGATTATTACAAAATGGTGATTTGAGACCATTAATAATAGATTTTGCTGATAATTTATCATCATTTAAAAATCATTGTAGATTGAGAAAAACATTTTATAGACAATGTAAATATTTAATTGAAGAATATGAAATTAATGATGAAGAATTTACATATAATGATGAATTAATAAATATATCAGAATGTGTAAAAACAGAACCAGTTGATATTTTGTTAGATGACGAACCTAATATTGAATCAAAAAAATCTAATAAATCTAATAAATCTAATAAAAATAATGAAGAAATTAAAGAAATAAATTATAAAAAAAGATTAATCTAAAAATTAAAAATTGAAATTAATATAACTAATAATAAATATAATAATATATATAATAAATATGAATAATTTATGGATTGAAAAATATAGACCTGTAAATGTAGATGATATAATAGTTGATGATAATATTAAAATAGAAATAAATAAAATTATTAATGATAAAAATATACCAAATATGATATTAACTGGAACTCCTGGTATAGGTAAAACAACTACATTATTATGTATAGCAAAAAAATTATATGGTAAATATTTTGAAGATGCTGTATTAGAATTAAATGCATCTGATGATAGAGGTATAAAATTAATCAATAATGGAGATTTAAATGCTTTTTGTACCCAAAAACTTCCTTATACAAAAGAAGAAATAACAAAATATGCTCCACATAAATTAATTATTTTTGATGAAGCAGACAATATGACTGAAAAAGCATTACCAATAATAAGTATTTTAATGGATAAATTTTATATGTCAACACGATTTGTTTTTACTTGTAATACATCATCAAAAATTATTGAATCAATTCAATCAAGATGTAAAATTATTAGATATATTAGATTAAATAATAAACAAATTTCAAAAAGATTAGAAGATATATTAAAAATAGAAAATATTAAATATGATAAAAAAGCAATTAAAGAAATTGCACAATTGTCTAATGGTGATATGAGACATGCCATAAATTTATTACAACTTGTTTCAGATAGATTTAAAAATATTACAATTGATAATATTAATATATTATGTGAAATTCCACCAAATAATATTATACAAGATGTACTTTTAAATATTAAAAAAGATATTAAAAAAACATTAAAGATAATATTTGATTTAAAAGAATCTGGATATAGTGTAAATGATATTTTTATTGGATTTTTAAATTATTTGAAATCACCAAATACTGAGATGAATGAAGAATATAAAATGAATATATTATTGATTGTTTCAGAATATTTATATAATGTATCTAAATATGCAGATACTGATATAAATTTAACAAGTTTTATAATTGATTTATCTAAAATTTAGATATACATTATATTATTTATATAATTATTTGTGAATTTATAATAAGTTTTAGAATATTTTTTTACTTTACCTTCTAATTTATTGTTTATATAATTAGAAATTTCAATATATTCATCTCCATAACAACATATACAATCATCAGGAATATTTTTTTATAATAAAATATATATTTACCATTTTTAAGACCATTTAAATAATTATATTTTCTTTGAATATCACAATTATCATAATATATTTTATATTCACCTTCTATTAAATTATTCAAATAATAATATTCTTTATATATATTACCATTTTCCCAATATTCTGTACATTCACCTTCTAATTTATTATTTTTATAATTACATTTTTCTTTAATATTACCATTATCATAATATTCTATACATTCACCTTGTTTAATATTATCAATATAATTTATTTTATTATAATAATATTCATTATTTTTAAAATAACCTTCAATCCAAATGCCTTCTTTTTTTCCATTTACCATTGTTCCTCTAAATTTGATTAATTTTTGATTTTCATTTTTATAATAATTTGGCAATTTTTCTTCTAAATAATATTCTTCAATATATTTAATCATTATTATTTTATTTAATTAATTTGAATATATAAAATAAAATGTGTAAATATCAATTTTTTTATTTTAAAAAAAATGAAATTTAAATAATATAATAATATTAATTATATAGACAATATAACATGGATATAGATAGTTATTTAAAAGATAATAAAATTATCAATGATATAATTCATGGTAATATATCACTTTCAAAATTAGCAACTTTAATAATAGATACACCTGAATTTCAAAGATTAAGATATATAAAACAACTTTCAACATGTTATTTTGTATTTCCAAATGCAATACATACACGTTTTGAACATTCAATTGGAACTTATCAAATATGTAAAAAAATGTTATTTAATTTAAAAAAAAATTCAAAAAAAGAAGAATTGAATATAATTAAAAATATTCCTGAATTACAAAGTTATTTTTTAAAAAATAATAATGAAATATTACTTGATGATTATATAATTGAATTAGTATCTATTGGTGCACTTTGTCATGATTTAGGTCATGGTCCATTTTCACATTTATTTGATGATTATTTTTTAAAAAATAAAGACATATCTATAGAATATAAATATCATGAAAATAGATCATGTAGTTTAATAAAAAATATCATTAATAAAAATGAAATACTAAAATCTATAATTATAGAAGAACATATAAAATTTATTCATAATATTATTAATCCAAATAAAGAAATTCATAAAGAATATATATATCAAATAGTATCAAATAATTTAAATGGTATAGATATTGATAAATTTGATTATCTTACAAGAGATTCAAAAATGTTAAATATAAATATATCTTTTAATTATAATAGATTAATTGAAAATGCGATGATTATAAATAATATTATATCATTTCCAGAAAAAGTTGATTCTGATATAATTAATCTTTTTCAATCAAGACATTATATGCATAAAAAAGTTTATTCACATAAAGTTGTAATTTCATCACTATTAAATATAATTGAACTTTTAGAAAATTTAGATAAACTTATAAATTTTACAGAAGAAATTTCAAATTTAAATGAATTTATAAAATATACTGATGATTATATGTTAATTATTGCAAGATATATTAGTTCAATATTAAATAATGAATATACTAAAAAAATAAAAGAATCTCTTAAAATTATTGATACTCATTCATTTTATAAGTTGATATATTATAATTATATAGATATTGATGAATTAGATAAAACTTTTGAAGAAACAAATGAAACAGATACAGTAAAAAAATATCAAAGTATAATTGGATTCATAAGTGGAAAAAAAGGAAATCCTTTAGAATCAGTTTATCTTTATAATTCAAAAGACCCATATAACTCAATTAAAATATTAACAAATAGTGATTCTGTTAGATTATTACCAAATAAATATCAAGAAAAATTATTGATGGTATTTAATAAAAAATAAAATATAAAAGAAATATTAATTTATTATAATACATTTTTTATTAAAGGTAATACATAATTTTCTAATAATTTATATTTTTCATTGTATATATTTGCAGAAACATTCATATCTTCAGCATTTTCCATCCATTCATCATATTCAAATAATTTAGAATATATTTCTTTATAAATAGATTCACCTAATTTTAATTTATATTCTGGATTTTCTATTGTTCTTTTAATTGATTGTATATAATGATCTAATGAATTTCGTGCTTCAATTCTATCTTTTACCATTTTATCTATTTCAGCATATTTATTTGCATCATTAATCATATTTTGAATTTGTTCTTTTTGTAATCTATCTTTTTTATTTTCAATTATAATTTTATTTTCTTTACCTGTAGATTCTTCTATTGCTTTTACACTCATCATCCCATTTGCATCAACCATAAATGTGACTTTAATTCTAGGTAATCCTTTAGGAAGAGGTGGTAAATTAGTTAATTCAAATGTTCCCAAATGATTACAATCTTTAGTTAATTCTCTTTCACCTTCAAAAACTTTAACGGTAACAGCTGGTTGATTATCAGTAAAAGTTGAAAATACTTCTTCAACCGAACATGGTATAGATTGATTTCGTTTAATCATTTTTGCCATTACACCTCCAGCAGTCTCTATACCTAAAGACAGAGGTGTAACATCGAGTAGTGTAATTTCACCAGATTTAAATTGTTTACCACTTAATAAGGCTGCTTGTATAGTAGCACCATATGCTACTGCTTCATCTGGATTTATATTAGACCTAACTTTTGATGGAAATTTTTTTTCTAAAATATCTCTAATAGCAGGAATACGAGTAGAACCACCTATTAATACTACATCATCGATGTCTCTTTCTGAAAACTTTGCATCAATTAAAGCAGATTTAACAGAATCTAGTGTTTTTTCAAATAATTCTTTACAAATTTCTTCAAAAATATTTTTAGTAACAGACATTTTTAAATCATTTGAATCATAAAAATTTTCAATCATAATATTTGCAATATTTGACTGAGATAATGTTTTTTTTGCATCTTCACAACAAGTTTGTAATTTTCTCATTGATTTCATATTTTTTTTTAATTTATAAAATTTATCTAAATTTTCCAAATATTTTTTAACATTATTATTTAATATAGATTCAAAATTAATATTAACAGAATCATACAATTTTAATTTATTAATATAATCATTTAAATTATTCGAATTATTCGAATTATTGAAATCAGTTTGACTTGATAAGTTGGATAAATTAAATAGATTGATTAATTCCAATTTATCAGAATCTGTTAAATTTTTTGTTTTTAATATATTTTTTTCAGCATAACTATATAAAATATATTCTTTTAATTTAATATCAAAATCTTCACCTCCTAAATGTGTATTTCCTGATGTAGATTTAACTTCAAAAACACCATTATCAACCGTTAATACTGTTACATCAAAAGTACCACCACCTAAATCATATACAAGTATATTTTTTGTATTTTTTTCATTTAATCCATATGCAAGAGCAGCCGCTGTTGGTTCATTGATAATTCTTACTACTTCAAGCCCTGCAATTTTTCCTGCATCAGATGTAGATTTACGTTGTGAATCATTAAAATATGCTGGAACTGTAATTACTGCTTTTGTAACAGGTTTATTTAAATATTTTTCTGCTAAATTTTTGATTTTTTCCAATATCATTGCAGAAATTTGTTCTGGATAAAAAGTTTTTGTTTCATTTAAATATTCAACATTAATTAATGGTAAATCATTTGAATCAGGTGTAATTTTAAATGTATAATGTTTTAAATCTTTTTGTATTGTTTCATCTGAATATTTACGTCCAATTAAACGTTTAGCATCATATACTGTATTTAATGGATTTTGACCAGCCATTTTTTTTGCATTTTCACCAATATATCTTTCTTCTTCAGTAAATCCTACATAACTTGGAATAGTTCTATTTCCTAATTCATTAGATATAATTTCAACATTATCATTTTGATATATTCCAAAACAACTATATGTTGTTCCTAAATCAATTCCAATAATTATATCATTTTCCATATATATATATATTTATAATGATATTTAATACAAATATATAACGCAAAAATAAAAAAAATGAAAATTTAAATTTAAAATAAATATATATATCTAATTTAATATATATCTAATTTAATATATATATATTATATGGAAAATTTTAATAAATCGAGTCCAATAGATATAAAACAAACAAAAAATAATAATTTAGATAAACTTAATTATTCAATATATGAGGAAAAACAATTATCTTTATCAAATTTATCAAATTCACCAGATGATATCTTTAGTAATTATTTCCAAAAAAGAAATGATAAATGGGTTGATTCGACTATAATTCAACGTTGTCAATTATGCGATACATATTTTAACTTTTTTACAAGAAAACATCATTGTAGAGCGTGTGGTGGTGTTTTTTGTACAAATTGTTGTAATAAATTTATGACAATACCAGAATCTATAATAAAAAAACCAATTAAAGAAGATAGTATTAAAACAACTTTAACTAATTCATTAAGATGGTTATATGGAGAAAAAAATGATTTAGTTTGTAATACTTGTGATAAAAAGATTAATGATTTAAAATCAATAGAATATTTAATAAAAATATTTGAATATCTTCCACTAAATGAATTATATAGAATAAAAATTGTTTGTAAAAATTTTAATACAGCATCAACACATATTTTATCAAAATTTAGAGATATTCAATATGGAGAACATTTAAAAATATATACAGAATGGGAAAAAGAAATAATATGGAATTCAAGAGAATATTTATTAAATCATTCAATATGGTTTACAATTTTAATTAAATCAACATTATTATATACAATTGAAACTTTTAATTTAGATAGAATTAAAGATATAAATATATATTTAAAAAATATAATAAATAACAAACAATATTTTAAAAAACAATCTTGTTTTTCATTATTATGTTCTAGAAAATGTAATAATAAATTAGATTTTGATGATATTATTGAAATTTTTGATTATATAAAATTTTTAGTTAAAAAATATGATAATTTATTTGAATTTGAAGATATAAAAAATATAATGTTAAATCTTATAAATATTTTAATTAATCTAAATCATTTTGAAAAGATATATCCTATTATATTAAATTTATTGAATTATATATTTGAATATGAAGATATACACCTTGATGATAATTTTACTGAAAAATTATTTAATATTATTTTAAAATCTCATAATGAAAATAAAAATATAATATATTTAATAACTTTAGAAAATAATTTTATAGAATATTTAAATATAAATAAACAATTTGCAATAGAAAGCGATATATTTTTTAAAATGATAAATAAATATATTATCAAATATTATAAAATTAATTTTATTACAAATATATTTAAAATGAATAGAACTATTATTAATATTTTAAATAATAAAGAATATAAAGATGATTTACCTATATTTTATCCATTTGATATTAAATATAAAATTACAAAAATATTAAAAATAGAAGTAATAAATAGTAATACAAAACCAGTTCTTATAGAAGCTGAATTAACTAATGAAAATTATGAAAAAAAAAATATTAAATTTATAATTAAAAAAGATAAATCATTAAGAAAAGAACAAATTGTATCATGTTTAATTAATATCTTATTATATAAATTAAATAATATGAAATTACAATTAATTCCAACATATAAAATTTTAATGTTAACTGATGAAATTGGTGTAATTGAATATGTTGAAAATTCACATACTTTACGTTCTATTGGTGATAAAGGATATAGTTTACAAAATTATATATTAAATTTAAATCCAACTTCTACTCTTGATACAATAAAAACAAGATTTGTTCATAGTCTATCAATATCAAGTGCTATATCATATATTATTGGATTAGGTGATCGACATTTAGATAATATAATGATTAATAATTTAGGTCAAATATTTCATATAGATTTTGGATATATTATGGATAATCCAATAAAAATATTTAATATGCCTGAAATTAAATTAACAAATGATATTATTGATTTTTTAGGTGGTGTAAATAGTATTTATTATCAAGATTTTAAAAAAATGATTGTACAAATTTATAATTTATATAGAGCCAATAAAACTGTTTTATATATATTTTTTAAATATTTAGGTGATTCTGGATATATGGATTGGTCTCAAATATCTTCAAAATTAGACACAAAATTAATGATTGGAATGAAATGTAAAGATGTTGAAATTACTTTAATAAATGAAATTGATTCATCCAATAGTATTACTGATATGTTTACTGATATGTGTCATAATTATAAATATAGATTTTTTTAGATTAGATTTTTTCATATAAAATTTTTTTTTCCTTCATATATCTTTTTTTGTATGCAAATACAGGTGGAAGTTCTCTAATACCATGATTTGAATCTAGAGGATTTAAATTTACACTTAAATATCGTGTATATGGATCTGGATCATAATTATCAAATAATTGTAATTTTATTTTAATTTCCATTTTATATACAAAAGAAATATAGTTACCATTATATGGTGTATCTGTATATTTTTTATAAATTTTACAAATTTTTTGTTGTATTTCACTATCAAATTTTTTAAATATAAATATACATTGAAAATCTTTTGTACCAATATAATATTCATCTGTTTCACATTGAATAGTATAATATCCAACATGTCTATAATTATATTGAATATGTATTGGGAGTTCAGAAAATTTATTTTTGAGTAATTTTATAATCATTTTTTCTTTATCATTATATTCTTTAGACATAATTCTAAGATGAATTGAATTATTAAATATAATAATTGATATGCCATTTGGATGAGTAAAAAGGAATTGTATATTTTCATTAAAATTTACATGATGTAATGAAAACAATTTACACATATCCTGATAAATATTATTTGAATAATTATCTGTTATATTACAATAATTATTTTTTAATTTAGTTTCAGATAATGGTAAAATAATAAATTCATAAAAATATTTTGAATATTTGTTGTATATTTTTTTTATTTCATCATATGAACATGTATTATCAATAATACATTTATTATCTTTAATTTTATATTGTTTCTTTCCAAATATGCTCATTTTGGAATTAGTATATATACATTTTTTAATGAGTAAATCAATATATTTATTTTTTCAATTTTTATTTTCAAATAAATGGGTAAAAATTTAGCATACAATTGACATACAATCGTCACACTTTTGATATAATTATAAATATGATTATAGTTATATACTTAATATTTTTATAAATTCTAGAATTTTATTTTTATTACTTATTAAATAAAAAATAATACTCAATTAATACTTTAAAAAAATTGAAATTTTAACTTTTTAAAATTTTTATTATTGTATATAATTATTATTAATACAAAATGCAATTATTAATTAAAACTCTTGCTTGTCTTTACGTTATCATTATAGTATCCAGATATAACAGAAGATACCAGATATAACAGAAGATAAATGGGCAAAAATTTAGCATACAATTGACATACAATTGACATACAATTGACATACAATTGACATACTTTTGACATAATTATAAATATGATTATAGTTATATACTTGATATTTTTATAAATTCTAGAATTTTATTTTTATTACTTATTAAATAAAAAATAAGACTCAATTATTGCTTTAAAAAAAATTGAAATTTTAACTTTTTAAAATCTTTACCATTGTATATAATTATCATCAATACAAAATGCAAATATTCGTTAAAACTCTTACTGGAAAAACTATTACTCTAGAAGTTGAACCTTCTGATAGTATCGAAAATGTTAAGGCAAAACTTCAAGATAAAGAAGGTATCCCACCAGACCAACAACGCCTTATCTTTGCAGGTAAGCAACTTGAAGATGGGAAAACACTTCAGGATTATAATGTACAAAAGGAATCGACCCTCCATCTTGTGCTTCGCCTCAGGGGTGGACAAGGTGGTAAAAAATTGAAACTTTAATTCCAAGTGATTTAAAGATTTGTTTATTTATTATAATATAAAAAATGTCAAACCAATCAAACCAATCAAACCAATCAAACCAATCAAACCAATCAAATCAATCAAACCAATCAAACCAATCAAACCAATCAAACCAATCAAACCAATCAAATCAAGAAAATAAAATGAAATTATGTCATAAATGTAATATAAGTAAATCTATAATACAATTCAGTAAACACAATGGAACAAAAGATAAACTTGATAATCGTTGTAAAGATTGTGTTAAACAAATAAAAATAAAATTAAAAAAAAAAATACCTGAAAAAAATAATATTGAAGAATATATATATCTTGATAAATTTGAAACAGATATAAATAATGAAGATTGGCAAGGTGGAAAATTAACAGGAAATATATTTCGTAGAACAAAAAATAACATTGATTATTTTGTAGTATCACTTAATAATAATCAAAAATATTTTAATATTAATAAACTTGGTATGAAAGAAGCACAAAAACAAGCAGACCAATTTTTAATTAATACAAATGAAAAATTAAATTTAATTAAAAATAAATATAAAATAATTAAAATTAAAAATAAACCAACATATATAATTGTTCAATTATCAAAAGATTATGTTATGTTAACAGATTATGACAAATTAGATATTATTAAAAAATATAATTTATGTGTTTCATGTTCTTCAAAAAAAAATAATAAAAATTCAAAATATTATGCAGTAATTTATAAAAGTAATGAAATGATATATTTTCATAAATATATTACTAAAAATATAATGACTGATCATATAAATGGTTATCCTCTTGATAATAGAATAGTAAATTTACAAAATACAGATTTTGTACATAATAATAATAATAGAACTTGTATTAATAATATTATTATTGACAAATATATAGAATTTGACCGAGAATTATATAAATGTAAAATAATTTATACTGAAAGAGGTACATTAAAAAAAAAAAATATTGAACAATCACATTTTTTAAAATCATCTGATGCTGAAAAATGGGCTCGTGAAATGTCATATACAATTGATGAAAATAATATTACTACAACTAGAATTTATCAAGGTGAAGAATTTATTAATATCATGAAAAAATATGCAAATAATTTTAAATATTGTGATTTATATGTTTATACTAATTCAAATTTACCTAATTCTCAAAAAGATGAAAAAGATACAGAAAATAAACCATTACATGATAATAAACTATTATATGATAATATTGAAAATAAAATAAATATTTATAAAAAATATAATTTATTAAATCCAAAATATAATATTGAAAATATTGATATATCTGGAAGAGCTATAAAACATATTATAGATGATAATAATGAATATAAATATTGTTCTAAATGTGAAGAATGGAAATTTATAAATAAATTTTTTAATTCAAATAAAAATTGGGATAAATTAGATAGATTTTGTAAAGAATGTAAAATGAATAGTTTACATAAATCATCATTAACTTGGAAAGAAAAAAATAAACAAAAAATATCTGAATATAATAAAAAATACAGAGAAAATAATAAATTAAATATAAAATCCGAATTAGAATCTGATTCAGAAGATGATATAAAACCAATTAAAAAGAAAACAATTAAAAAAGAATTATCAGAATCTGATTCAGAAGATGATATAAAACCAATTAAAAAGAAAACAATTAAAAAAGAATTATCAGAATCTGATTCAGAAGATGATATAAAACCAATTAAAAAGAAAACAATTAAAAAAGAATTATCA